ATTGAAATGGATCCAGCAGAACCGATGAACCCCATGATCCACAATCATCAAGGTGCCAATCCTGCCAAACTACAATACCGTATGGCCAGAGCTGCCGCACAATTTAAAGAGTTAGCAAAACGAGCTGAAAATGGTAGTGCCATTGGTTGGGAAAGTATTGCTCGCCAATTTGGTGAACTAGCAATGAATGTTGAACAAATTAAACATGGATTAGATGAACTTGCCGCTATACGTAAAAAGGGTGGAAGAGGTTCTAGAGGGATTGATCCTAACATCGGTGAGCAAGGTGTGGCGGAAATCAGCGATACTACCAAATCTAGCTATAAAGAAAAAGCAACACAACAAGTCAAAGACCTAAAGCCACACGCTAAGAGTGGCGAATATAGAGACATAGCAAAAAATATGATTGCTCGTCGAGAAAAGGGTCTAGCTCGAGTAAGTGAAGATGAATACATGATGGAACTAGCAGGTAAACTTGCAGAAAAGATTCCTGCTAATGCTCCGGCTGATGTATGGGTTAAAGATTTCCAAAAAGCCAATCCAAACAAATATCATCAATTCAAAAACAAAACTCCTGCAAAGAAAGCACAAATGGCAGTGGCTGCTAGCTATGCCGCAAAGAATCCCAGTAAGAAAAAATGAAGCTCTATGAGTTTGAGAACAGAGATTATGAAATCCGTAATCGTTCCAAGCTGGATAGAATCCTTCTCGAACTCTGCCACCGTGTAATAAAAGGTCAACAAGATGATCCAATAAAATATGGAATGGTTGCGGCCTGTGTCTTAGACCCCAAAAACCGCAAAGTCTTCGGAGTGAACGAGGCGGCCGAAGATGAAACTAGACGCCACGCTGAACGAGTAGCAATGGATAGATATGAAAAGCACTATGGAACAATTCCAGAAGGCAGTATCATACTATCGACCCTAAGTCCTTGCAATGAGGACGATATGGACGAACGATACGGTGAAAGCTGCACCGATCTTGTCAACGACTCCGATGTACGAAAAGTATATTGTGGTTATACAGATCCAACCCAAACCGATGAGCATAACAAATATACCATCGAAGAAACTAACAATTCCGACATACAACGGTTCTGCAAAAAACTTGCAGATACTTTTTTAAAAAATAGTTGACATTGGTCGCGCAATACTATATACTATAGAACACAAGGAGATTTACTATGGGTAAAGCATTTGGAGAGCCCGAACGGGCCAAGATTAAACAGATCATTTCAGAGGGTGTAACGGTAATGGAAGAAATCAATACCTTACAAGAAGGTCTGAGCGATACTATTAAAGCAGTAGCAGAAGAACTAGAGGTAAAACCGTCTGTAATCAAAAAAGCAATTCGCATTGCACAAAAAGATGCATGGGATCAAGTATTCCGTGAATTTGACGATTTAGAAACCATTGTTGATATTTCTGGTCATGCAACTCGGCGTCCCGAATAATTAATTTTGCCAAATAGGTTGCAATACAGTGTATGTGTATCGTATACTTGTTCTAACTGTTTAATTACAGTCTAACAAAAAGGAAATATAATGAAACAACTCAGCAAAGCAACCAAGACTTACAAGTTACTCGAAGCTTTCAAACAAGGTGATGTCGTTACTCAAGCACAAGCCACAAAGCGGTTTGATATCAAGAACATCGCTGCCGAGGCAAGTCGCTTGCGTCACAACGGTCATGCTATCTATGCTAATAGTCATAAAGCCGGTAATGGTGTTCAGGTTACTGAATATCGTTTAGATCGTCCAACTCGCGAAATCGTAGCGTTGGGATATAAAGCTCGTGCTATGGGCATTTCTCTTTAATTTTTAATAGAGATTTTAACACAAAACCCGCTTCCGGCGGGTTTTTTATTGACCGTTATAATCTCTATAACGCTTGCCGGAAATTTCTCCGGCAAATAATTTCTGCACATAAGCCAACCCCTTGCTCAAAGCATCTCTATCTTTAACCGCACGGGCTTGACTTGCATCTGTAGAGGCTTTGTCACGCTTGGGCGCTGAAATAGCATGTTGTGATTTTTTTACATAATGATTGATAAATTGATTGATAAAATCATCAGCAGAGCTGAATCTTTCTAGATCGCCTTTGCCAAACATGCCATTTAATTCACAACTACGAGCAAAACCCTTAACACCATTTACTAATCTTTCTACATTAACATTCATAGTATCCACACCCGGGTTTGACGATAGCAATGGATCAATCTTTGGGGAGGGGATACCTAAGACTTCTGCTTCGTGCATGAATATATCTAATATCCATCTCTTAATATCAGTACCAACTGTATGTAAGTCGTAACCTTTAAGAGTCTTGCCATAATTAGCTTTTTTACCGTCAACAGATTTATACTGAATACCCTTATGCTGTAAATTAACAGGAATTAATTCACTCATCGTAGCAAATATATTACCGTTTAATAAGCCCTTTAATCCGTGTTCTCCTGTAGCGCGATATCGACCCCATTCTGCAGTTTTTTCAGGATGTGGCATTATATCGACTTGAACTTTACTACCATCTGGTAATATAAACATAGGTTGGCTACCTTTGCTTTCTGCTTTGTCAATATAAGCTAGATTTGAACCTTGTATAAATTTAGATATTAATGCACCCCAACGACCTTGGACTTGTCCGCTGGTTAAGTTGTCGTATTCTGGTAAATCTGGGATTATTACTTGGAAATCCATATCTCCATAGATAGTATTTTCCGGATCATCTAATTCATGATACGCCGCAGATCCCGTGGGATGCCCTGGTTTAATTGGGCCTTGCCCTTGTTGTTTTAACCAAGGGTTAAAATCTTTTAAAAAATTAGTAACGGCGACAATGCCCTGTTTAACAATCTTGGCTTTAATTCCTGGATTATCCCCAGTTGTCCACCCGCCTTCAACAAGCAATTCTCTAATTTTCATGATGGAGTATTTATCCAAAACAGTTGCGTTAAATTATAATCACTGTTATACTTGTTCATGAATGAATTATTTAAACCTACATTATATTGGATCAAAGATGACTTTAAGTCTAACCGAGTTCGCTTTATTATTGAGTTGCTTGCTTGGGCTATTAGTATTGGTTGCGCTATCACTATGGCAGGCACGGTCCCCACTCCCCCGCTTCTTACTCTCTATCCTATTTGGATTGCTGGCTGTGCCATGTATGCTTGGGCTAGTTGGACTAGGAAATCTTTTGGCATGCTCGCTAACTATATACTGTTAGTAAGTATTGATTCTGTTGGTCTGATACGAATGTTGACTAAATAATTTTGAGAAAGGTTTGATCAGCCACAAATGATCACTTTGGTATGTGCAAGCCGCAAATTGCATAAGGAGATGAGCAATGAGTTATATCGATGCGTTATGGGATCGAGAGAAAGACATCATACAAGTTGTCGAACGCGATCCAAAAAAGGGCAGGATCTATCAAACTTATCCTGCTAGGTATTTGTTTTATTACCCGGACCAACGGGGCAAATATAAATCAATCTACGGCGAAAACCTTAGCAAGGTAAGTGCTAAGAGTTACAAAGAATTCCAAAAAGAACAAAGAATCCATAGCAGTCACATTCTTTACGAAAGTGACATCAATCCGGTTTTCCGTTGCCTTGAAGAAAACTATCTAGGTAAAGATTCTCCAAAACTAAATGTAGCGTTTTGGGATATTGAGGTAGACTTTGATCCAGAGCGTGGCTACGCAAGTCCAGACGATGCGTTCATGCCAATTACTGCCATTGCTGTACATTTGCAATGGATGGATACATTAGTATGTCTTGCAGTACCTCCAAAAACACTTACAATGGAACAGGCAGAAGAACAGGTTAAAGACTTTCCTAACACTATGTTATTTGAAACCGAATACGAGATGTTAGACACATTCTTAGACCTTATACAAGATGCAGATATTTTAAGTGGATGGAACAGTGAGGGCTTTGACATGCCCTATACTGTAAACAGGGTTATTAAGGTACTAAGCAAAGAAGATACTCGAAGATTCTGTTTGTTTGGAGCGATGCCCAAAAAACGAGAGTATGAAAAATATGGGAAGCAGGCTGTTACTTATGACCTTGTTGGTCGTGTTCACCTAGACAGTCTCGAGCTGTACCGCAAGTATACATATGAAGAACGGCACACCTACCGATTGGACGCGATTGGAGAAATGGAAATAGGTGAGTCAAAAACAGTCTATGAAGGTACGCTAGATCAACTTTACAACAACGACTTTAAAAAGTTTATTGAATACAATAGGCAAGACTGTGCGTTGTTGGACAAGTTAGATAAGAAGTTAAAGTTTATTGATCTCGCTAATACTGTTGCTCACGAATGTACTGTGCTACTACAAACCACAATGGGTGCTGTAGCTGTTACTGAACAGGCTATTGTAAATGAGGCACACCATCGTGGCATGATTGTTCCAAGTCGGACCAAGCGTGAAGAAGGTGCAAGCAGTCAGGCGGCGGGTGCGTATGTTGCATATCCTAAAAAAGGATTGCACGACTACATTGGTTCGATGGACATCAACTCACTATATCCGTCTGTTATTCGTGCGTTGAACATGGGTCCGGAGACTATTATTGGTCAGTTGCGGCAAGAGTATACACAAACAGAAATTGATGCCAAGATAGCCAAGGGGTCTAGTTTTGCGGCTGCTTGGGAAGGCAAGTTTGGTAGTAACGAATACGAATTTGTTATGGCAAAAGATCGCACACACGACATTATTGTTGACTGGGAGAACGGGTCTACTGATGTTATGAGTGGGGCACAGATTTACGAAGTAATATTCGAAAGCCAAAAGCCTTGGATGCTAAGTGCTAACGGAACTATCTTTACCTACGAGAATGAAGGTATTATTCCCGGGTTGCTGAAACGATGGTATTCCGAACGAAAAGAAATGCAGTCCAAATTAAAAGATGCTATTAAAGCAGAGAATAAAATTGAAGAAGAATATTGGGATAAGAGACAGTTGGTTAAGAAAATTAATCTCAATAGCTTGTACGGTGCTATTCTTAACATGGGTTGTAGGTTCTTTGATGATCGGATTGGGCAATCTACAACTCTTACCGGCCGACAAATTGCTCGTCATATGGCCGCAAAAATAAATGAAGTTGTAACAGGTGAGTACAATCATACAGGCAAGGCTATTATCTATGGTGATACAGACTCTGCATATTTTAGTGCCTATGACAGTTTAAAAAATGAAATCGCTAAAGGACAGATTGCATGGGATAAAGATACTGTAGTTCAACTGTATGATACTATTGCCACCGAAGTTAATAGTACCTTTCCACAAATGATGGTAGATTATTTCCATTGTCCTAAGAGCCGTGGGGAAGTTATCAAAGCTGGTCGAGAAATTGTTGCTATCAAAGGGCTGTTCATTACTAAGAAGCGGTATGCTGTATTGTATTATGACAAAGAAGGCAAGCGCAGTGATGTAGATGGAAAACCTGGTAAAATTAAAGCAATGGGCTTAGATTTGAAGCGGAGTGATACTCCAGAATTTATGCAAAAGTTCTTGGAAGAGCTTCTAACTAAAGTACTTAACGGTAGCCAAGAAAAAGAAATTCTAGATCGGATCAGCGAGTTCCGGACAGAGTTTAAGGCTCGCCCAGGTTGGGAAAAAGGTAGTCCAAAACGAGCTAACAATATTGCAGAGTATCAAGAAAAGGAAGTTAAACAAGGTAAAGCCAATATGCCCGGACATGTCCGTGCAAGTATTAATTGGAATACTCTGAAGCGAATGAATGGTGACAAATATAGCCAACAGATCGTTGACGGAATGAAAGTGATTGTTTGCAAAGTAAAACCTAATCCATTAGGATTTACTAGTGTAGCATACCCCACTGACGAACTAAGACTTCCCCGTTGGTTTCAGGACTTACCATTTGACGACGGGGCGATGGAATCAACCATTATCAATAATAAGCTAGAAAATCTCATTGGAGTACTTGAATGGGATCTAGACAGCACAACTGACAATAATACATTTGGCAACTTATTCTCTTTTGAATAAAAAAGTTGTTGACTTTATCATTAAATCTAAATATACTAACTGAAAGGACATTTATATGAAATCTATTTTACAAGACATCGTTGCTCATACTAACAAACTAGGCTTTTTGAACATCGTAAAGATCACTGGCACATCCGATAAAACTCTTATCGATTCTATGGCTGATGACCGAAGCGTTATCATGTATGCCGAAACAACAAATCCACAACCGGAAATGATCGGTACATATGGAATGCCACAATTGGAAAAACTTCGGTATCTAGTTGATGGTAAGGAATACCAAGAAGATGCAACTATCGAAGTTATGACAGCAGATCGAAATGGTGAGACATTACCAGTGGGCTTGCACTTTGAAAATAAAGACGGAGACTTTAAAAACGACTATCGTTTTATGAACCAAGAGATTATTAACGAGAAGTTGAAGACTGTTAAGTTTCGCGGGGTTAACTGGCATGTTACAGTTGCTCCCACTGTTGCCGCTGTTCAGCGTTTTGGTTTCCAAGCAGGTGCTAATACAGAACACATAACATTCCTAGCAAAAACGGATGGTGATAAACTTGTGTTTACTTTCGGTGATCAAAGCAGTCACGGTGGCGAGTTTGTATTTGCTACAGGTATTACAGGTAAGCTATCAAAGGCATGGACATGGCCAGTTAATAGTGTGTTGAGCATTTTGAAGATTGCAGATGCCAACAATACTACAGTAAGTTTTAGCGATGAAGGTGCTATGCAGATTACTTTAGATAGTGGGCTAGCTGTTTACAAATATATCATTCCTGCAAACACATGATCAAAGGACTACAGGGGTTAAACGGAATTCAAGTATTAGCAGGGGATACTTCGGTTCCTTTTGTTTCACCAAATACTGAAATTCCGTTAACTGGTATGATTCGTATTCACAATTCAGATATGCAAGTCTACGACGGACATAGATGGATGAATATAAATGCCAGTTATGCTACTGTACAACTTGATACTGAAACACAGAATCTTCTTCATTGGGTTAAATCAAAACAACGACAAGAAATTGAATTGTTAGAATTAGCCTCAAAAAACGAAGCGGTGCATATTGCATTGGAAAATGTAAAGAAGGCACAAGATCAACTTACCATAACAGCACATTTATCGAGAGAACATGATTCTGTTTAATAGGTATATATAGAAACTAAAAGAAAGATGTCAGAGTCAAGGAAAAAATTATGGGAACAAAAACGAAATGAGCAATAAACAACAACTAAACCTATCGGAGTTAAACAAGGATTATGCCTGCTACCTCCCAGCTATTAGCTCTTTCTATAGCACCTATGTTGCTAAACAGCGACTAGAAGAATTTGTACCCAAAGATCGTATTCCCCCGGGATTTGATCGTGGTATCGAAGGTATGAACTTTCTTAATCCAGAACAAGGATACTTTACTTACAAGTATGCTCTTTATTCTGCAGGTCATGCACAATTAGATCTAGAAAAAAGTGTAGAACAAGAATCAATGATCCAACAACGAGATCGTGCCAATACTATGATACTCGGCGACTCGGGTGGATACCAAATTGGTAAGGGTGTATTGAAGTTTGATTGGTTAAACTTCGAAGGACCAGAAGCTAACAAGACTCGTAAAAAGATTTTAGAGTGGTTAGAATTGACTGCCGATTGGTCAATGATGCTCGATGTGCCAACCTGGGCATGTGACCATATACATAGTCCAAAGACAGGTCTTAAAACTTTTGAAGATTGTCTAGATAAGACAAAGTTTAATAACGATTACTTTTTAAAGAATAGATTAGGACAGACTAAATGGCTCAATGTATTGCAAGGGTCAAATTGGGAAACAGCTGAGGCATGGTATGATGGCGTTAAGGAATTTAGTGATCCAAACGGACCTTATGCCGGCAGAGAAGCAGAAGGTTGGGCATTTGGTGGGGCCAATATGTGCAAAATGGATATTACTCTTAAGCGTCTAATGACTCTTAGAGAAGACGGTTTGCTGAAGGGCAAAAACTGGATCCACTTCTTGGGTACAGCGCAACTTGACTGGAGTTGCTACTTAACTTTAATTCAAAGGGAAATCAGGAAACATGTCAACGAAGAAATTACCATATCTTTTGATTGCGCCTCACCGTTTATCGCAACAGCACACGGACTTGTCTACACAAATGCCGTCCACACACCAAAACGGTGGAGCGTTATTATGGACAAAGCCCCGGACAACAAAGCCCTTGCAGGAAGCGACATCCCATTCCCGTTCGAATCAACGATTGGCCGCAGGCTAACAATGGCAGACATTGCCTACTATAACTTAGGTGTCCGTAAAACAGATGCCGAGTTAGGGGTGGGTCCAAGAGGTGGAAAGATTGAGTTTGATCACTTAAATCCCGAACACTACCATGTAGTTCCTAAACTTAATAAGCTAGGTAAGATTCCAAATAGAACAAGTTGGGATAGTTTTGCTTATGCACTAATGATGGGACACAATGTCGAATGTCACATTGTTGCTGTACAACGGGCACAACAATTAATGGATATTGAAATTGCCAAGACTAAAGATAAACTTTCTTGGAAGCATTGGAAAAAAGTTAAAACTCAAGATATGAGTGATGAGTATTCAGACTGGGTACCTCGCAATATTTTATATTTTAATTCCTTTGTGGTAGAGTTGTTTAATACAACATCTAAAGACGAAGCATTTAAAATGATTGAGCAGGCGCGGCCTTTCTTGAAAACATTAGAAGGTGCTCGACTACAAGGTGGTCCTGCTGATAATGTATTTGACAACTTGTTCCAAGTTGAAGAAAAGATACAGGATCAGATCGATTTTGCGAATCCCGATGATGATAATCTTCGAGCATTGAAAGACGAGTTAGAAGCATAATAAAGGAAAACTAAAATGGCAACACGCAAAAAGAAAACTGAATCTACCGATGCGTTACCTAACATCATCCGCGGAAGCCATAGTACACGAACAGAGTATCCAGATGGTCGAGTTGAATTTGAAACACACTGGGACGAGCTAGTGGGCGATGTTCAAATGGCTATTTTAAGTGCGGAAAGTAGAATTCCAGTAGCAGCCGAAAAACCAAAAAGAAAACGCAAAGAAAAATTATAACATTTTGGTAATCATTGTGTTTGACTTTCAGGTTAAATTACAGTATACTAATAACATATTAACAAGAAGGACACGCAGTTGAATAACCCAAAAATTATCGTCAATTTTGCTCCTGGTGCGTTTAATGACTTTGAAGGCACACAAGAAGAACTCGACTCGTTGGTTAATGAAATTACCAAAACTTTTCAAAACATGCCAACCGAAAAATTGTTAGAAGATTCAATTCTAACTGATTGGGAATCTACTTCTAGCCAAAGGTCTTTACAATGAACCGAGATTATACAAGTGGTGAACAGGACAATGTTTTATTTTTTACAGGTGTAGAAGTCGAACACACTCCTGCATATGGTAAAAAAACACTGTTTGTTACTGGTGTACAACCAGTTGAACACATTGCACTTAACTTAAACGGAGCCGAGCATATTTTCTTTGGTGCTAATCACAGTTTCAATCCCGCACACAACGATTATAATAATTGGAAGCAGTGGGACGATATGATTACGCATTTCCTTGATAAAGGATACCTATGCTCGTTAGATATTCCACTTAGTGCCGTAGAAGAATTTCACGATGGCGGATTATGCGACTATAATAACTTTATTCCGCAAATCCGAATTCCATTGCCCTATATCAAGTTGTGGAATTATAATACGATGATTAAGATCGATGATAAAGATTTTAAGGCAACTAATCCCGGTGTGTGGTCCCACAGTCTACACACACTAATGGATCGTAGTAAATTTACAGACTGGAATCAATATAAAAACGACGAGGTAATAAAATGATTAACGCTAAAGTTAGCAAAGGTGCTCCCAAAGATGACGCCCAAGAAAGACTTTTTAAATTGCTAGAAAGTATGGATTGGAAATTGTGGGAGATGTATAACATGATGAAGGATCTACACCAATCCGAGACCGGAGGCTATTTGCCGGGTACTCCTACTGTTGTTGCTAAAGATACTAAAAAGAAATCAGCAGATGACTCCAAGTAATTCAATGATTTGGGTAACCTTCCAAAAAGAAGGTGTTCATAAATACCCTGTAGCACTAACTGATCCTAAGTTAGCAACAGGAGATGAATATGATGTATCGTTTTTGGGTTATCCTCATCGCCACATCTTTCATTTCAGGGTGTGGATCGCTGTGTTCCACGATGATAGGGACATCGAGTTCATCCAGTTCAAACGCTGGTGTGAATCACTGTATAATAGTCAAGTTCCAGTTTTAGATCTTGATTACAAATCCTGCGAAATGATTGCAAAAGATTTACATGCAACCATTTTTGCAAGATATCCAGATCGTGAGATTTGGATTGAAGTAAGTGAAGACGGCGAAAACGGATGTTTTATTAAATTTCCTAATCGCGAAGACCTAGGTTTCCATTCTTAAAAACAATTCGTTAATTTTAAAAGGTATTAAAAATATCATGTCAGTTCCTGCATACATTCAAAAAACTCTTCGCATGAAGCCTGAAGTTGCTAAAATCTTTGAAGACCTCGAGGCATGGCACGACGAGTGTCGTCTTAACCTTACCAAGTTTGATCCAAAAGATCTTTATAGGTCCCAGGGATATAAAGATTGGCAAAAGAATGTTGGATATGCTACTCGTAAACATAAGCGAGAAAACAAGTATCGTAACGGAAATTAATCTATGTCTACTATCTTTCTAGTTGACTTAGAAAGCGTAGAAACCAGAGAAGAACAAAGACCGTAAAGATATCAAGAGCCGGTTAGGTTATAGTAGAATAGGATTGGGGAATGTATGAAAGTTGAGATTTGTCGGCCAGACGGAACACCATACATCACAATGAGTGATGATAGACTCATGGTGAGCCTACAGATACACGACTATGATTTTTTGGGAGAAGCCGTCAAGTTCAACTTTGATCGGCGGACTATCCCCGCACTGATTGATGCACTCAGCAGACTTCAGCGTGGAGAAGATAATGCAACCATTCGCACTCACTACTTTAATCAGGATATAGAATGACACATTATACAAACACAGATAATCCCATTGACTTTCCAAAAAAGAAAGACATACCAATGTTAGAAAAGTTTGCGGCACAAAGTCTTGTGGAATCGGATGGGGAACTTGTCTTCAGTAAAGAAAAGTTCGCCGAGTTGATTGTTCGAGAATGTATTAAGGTTTGCGAAAATTTAGTATCCGACATTAATTCTTCTACTGAAAGATGGAAAGTTACAGGTGATTTTGAAATAATACATATCGGCATGGCTGGTGGAGCAGAACATTGTGTTACATATATTAAAGAACATTTCGGAGTTGAAGAATGAGCAAACTGTATTTGACCTGTAGTAATCTTTACTATATAATGTAGTATAGGAGACAACTTTGAAATCAACAATATGGATATTCTCACTGGAGCCCATTTCTACACGCTACACTGAACAGTGGCACAGCCATGTGCCACTACTACTCAAGAACAAGTTAGGCAACAGGTTTAATGTGGTTCAGGTAGATGGTGTTCAGAAGAACAGCCAACTTACTCCGGGTGCGTTCTTGAACTTTTCTGATACTAACTATTGGAAGAGTGCTCAAATGTGTGCGTTCTTGGAACAGCACAATCAAGGCAAGACTTCTGCTAACGATCACTTTATCTTTACAGATGCGTGGAACCCCACAGTGATCCAACTGAAATATATGTCGGACCTATTGGGCTTCAACTGGACTTTACACGGCTTATGGCATGCTGGCAGTTATGATCCTCAAGATTTTTTAGGTCGATTAGTTGGCAATAAACCTTGGGTTAGACACGCTGAAAAGAGTTTTTTCCACGCATTTGATCACAACTACTTTGCTACAGAGTTTCATGTTAAGTTATTCATAGACGAATTGCTCATGGATGGACTTAAAGAAGAAAATCCCTGGTATCATGAAGACTATGAAGAACGCTATGATAGTGGTAAAATGGTAAAGACTGGGTGGCCTATGGAGTATATGGAAGGTACATTAACTGGATATAAGAATATGCCCAAGCGCGATCTTATATTGTTTCCACATCGTATCGCGCCCGAGAAACAAGTTGAAATATTCCGTGATCTAAAAGAACACTTGCCGCAATACGAATTTGTTATTTGTCAAGATCAACAATTATCTAAAAATGAATATCATAATTTGCTAGGCGAAGCTAAGATCGTGTTCAGTGCTAACTTACAAGAAACACTTGGTATCAGTTGTTACGAGGGTGCTGTAGTAGATGCTATTCCTATGGTTCCGGATCGCCTGTCATATACAGAAATGTACTATGATGGATTTAAATATCCTAGCCAATGGACTGAGAGCTTTGATAGTTATCTAAAATTTAGGCAGCAACTTTGCCACCATATCATAACTACAATGACACATTATGAAAAACGGATTCCTCAGCTTAGAAAACAAACACAAGATCTAACTGAAAATTTCTTTTCATGTCAAACCTTGTTAAGTAAATTAAATTAAAATATAGTTATGCTATTAAAACTTCTTGATCGCTTAGGCAGAAAACGGATCATTTATGATCGAGTATGTAATGAACCGTACCTTGAGAGATACTATCTTTTTTTAAAAGAGCGTAAGAGTTTTCCTTTCAATGTATTCTTGCATAAATTTTTAAAAGGAGATCCAGATGATGTTCACGACCATCCATGGCCTTATGCGACTCTTATCCTTCGTGGAGGATATTATGAATGGATACCGCAGTTTAACTCCGATGGAACAAAGAATTGTGAGATACGAAAGTGGCGCGGTCCTGGCCACTTTCGTATATGTAAGCCTACTTCTTACCATCGTGTTGAGTTAAAAGAAGGAATCACTGCTTGGACATTGTTTATGCCGGGACCGCATAAACGAGAGTGGGGATTTCTTGTTAGTAACAAATGGATACACAACGAACAATACTTAAAGGAACGATATGAACAAGCAAATAATCAATTACGAAAACTATCTTAATCACATCAGCAGTATATGTAGAGATATCTCGTTAAGTGATTGGCGTCCTGATTATATAGTCGGTATCACCCGGGGAGGATTACTTCCTGCTGTTATGATTAGCCAATACTTTAGTATCCCTATGCAATCTTTAGATGTTAGTCTTAGAGATGGCGGAGAATGTGTAAGTAATCTCGGTATGGCTGAAGATGCATTTAAAGGGAAAAATATTCTTATTGTAGATGACATTAACGACACCGGCGCTACACTTAATTGGATTATGGCAGATTGGCCGAGCGGATGTTTCCCCGACGATTTAAAATGGGACACTGTATGGAATAACAATGTTCGCTTTGCTGTTGTTGTAGATAATCTTGCCAGTAAGTGCCAGGTAGGAATGGACTATGTTGGCATGGAAGTGAACAAGGCCGAAAAAGATGTATGGATTGAATTCCCCTACGAAGAGTGGTGGGTTAAGTAGTTTTTGGAAATTTTGTTATCTGTTGATCGCTTCCATTAACACAGGCTATCATGGTGCAAACCTGAGGGCCAGTAGGCGGTTTCCATCCATCATGCCAAATATTGCCCAACGGTTGGTTATTACAGTTACTACCTGATACCCAACCTTGGGCACCAATATTTAAATACTCAACTCCTGCATTGCATAGTTGTCCAGCATAAACTGGTTGGGCATTGTATGTTGCCTTGTATCGTTCATCCCAAGTTGTTTCTTGAAAATATATCTTCTGTTGTACCGAAGGAGTCGGAGGTGCTGGTTTTGGTTTCAGTGCTTCGAGGGCTTGCAGGCGTTCTCTTTCTAAAATCTTTTCTCTTTGCTCTTTTGAATTGTTATAAAAATCCAATGATTTTAGGTCTGTGATTTTGTAATCATACATACCTGCAGATGGATCACTTTCTTTATATAACAAAGTTTTTTGTACAAGTAGCTCTATAGAATCTTCAAGTTCCAATACTCTATCTAAATCTTCTTTAAAATGATTATGTCTAATTGGAGCAGTTATTTTAAAATTTTTATTTTTGTTTTTGAAGGTTTGTGTGATGTATTTTATTAAAGCAGGATTTTGCCAATAGTGAAAAGTTAAATTTAGATGATCAACATACGGTTCAATTGCCCACCAATCTACCCAAAGTCGCCCCCCGTTAGTGTGTAGAGTAATAGACGATCTTTCTGTTTTGCAGGCCTTTAATAACATTGCGATATCGTCAATGTCCAAGGGTTCTCCTCCATTGAGAACCCATTTAATATATCGATCTTGTGTAGTTTGGTAGGAATCAATTAGTGAATCAATTATCCGAAGATAGTTTTTTGTTTCAGGTGGCTCTGCTCCGCCTCTTAAACTTATTGGACAATATTCACATTCCGATTTGCAGAAATCGTTTAATATCCAATTAATTGTGGTTACTAAATTATCCATAATTGTCTTGACATGCCTAAATAATATGTGTATACTATACTTATCTTAAACCCTAGGACTTACATGTTAACTAATCAAAAACAACAAGAGATCCTGCTCATTACACAAGAGGAATGTGCAGAAGTAACACAGGCTATTAGCAAGTGTTTTAGATTTGGCATCGATGGATTAAAGCCGGGCAAGCCAAGAACTAACAGAGAACATTTGGAGGAAGAAGCCGGTGACCTTCTGTGCATGATACAACTAATGATGGAACATGGACTCCTAGATGAATCTAAAGTTTATGCGGCTTCTCTAAATAAAAGAACAAAGTTGCAAACTTGGTCAAGTATCTTTAACAAGGAATTAGCTGATGAGCAAAATTAAAGTATCAGAATTATTTTACAGCATACAAGGTGAAGGACGCTACATGGGCGTTCCGTTCTAATTCTGCTTAACATTGATGATAATCTGGCCAGTTCCTCTAACCGAAGATAAGTATAGCCGATGCTATTCCAATCTCATACTACGGGCTCAAACCAGAGAATTAGATAAGACTATCTATATAGAAAAACATCATATTATTCCTCGAAGTTTTGGTGGTAATAATAGCAATAGCAATTTAGTTAAATTAACCGCTAAGGAGCACTATGTTGCTCACGCATTACTCTGGAAGATGAAGTTTTTGCCAGAGCATCATAGTAAAATGTCGTATGCGTTAAGGATGATGATGTTTGGTGCTGGAACCAAAAAACAATTACGAAATTATAAATGTCATTCCAGACTATATCAAAGTGTTAGAGTAGAATTTTCTCAAAATCATTCTAAAAATATGATAGGAGAAAATAATCCTTTTTTTGGTAAAACGCACTCTTCTGAAGTAATAGAAAAAATTAAAAGAACAAAAGAAGAAACCGGCAATTACGGAAATAGATTTAAACCAGGACATCAACTTTCTAAAGAAAGTATTAAGAAGATATCGATTGCTAATACAGGTAGAACTTGGGATAAGATGTTCTCCTCGGAAGAACTCCTAATTAGAAAACAGCAAAGATCAGAAGAGACTCGTATTAGGAATACCGGCCAAATATTCTCCGCAGAACGCCGACAAAAAATTTCAGAAAAGGCTAAAGGCAGACCCTCACACAATAAAGGCATCAAGGGAATAGTAAAACAATCCCCAGAAACTGTTGCTAAACGATTGGCAACTATGAAAGCCCGAGGAGTAACATCACACAATAAGGTAACGAAGATTTGCGAACATTGTGGCAAAGAAGTTAAGGCAAATGTATATTCGAGATTTCACGGCGTTAAATGTAAGATGTTTAATAAACTCTAAATGCGGTGGCTTTTAACCCTTAACATATAAATAAGTGTGGAGGGTTTAAGATGAACTACTTAATGATTAAAAAATGTATGAACACTGGGCTCAAATATTTGTGTAAAACAAGCGGTAAGAAAAATCCGTATCTATACACAGGCTCCGGAGTTAGGTGGTTAAATCACATTAAGAAACATAAGTCGCATATCATAACTTGTATAATAGGTGAATATACTACTAAAGAAGAATTACAAGAAGCAGGGCTGTATTATTCCAAATTATACAATGTAGTAGATGATTATACCTGGGCAAATCTAACAGAAGAAAAAGGCGATGGAGGATTAATTGGCACAGGACAGTTAGGAAAAACTTGGAAAATAAAAGATACATCTAAAATGCGTAATACAAAAACAAAAACAGATGCCTGGTATAAAGCAAGAAAGAAAATTTCTGGAAAACATAACTATCAGTTCAAAGGACAAATAAAAACTCCCTGGGGCATCTTTGATACAGGATTAGATGCTATCGCAGAAGGCAAGAGATTGCGGGAGTTAGGCAATACAGAAGTGATAACGGACGGTAATACTCTCCGAAAGTATTTACAATCGTTAGATAATGTGTTAAACTTACAAGGTAGGCGAACTCCTAAAAACTGGAGAGGTAAAACGCCAAGAGAATTAGGTTTTGAAATAATAAAGGATACAAATGTCAAAGATTAAGATAGCGGAACTATTCTACTCTATACAGGGAGAAGGCAGATATATGGGGGTGCCCAGCGTGTTCCTTAGAACCTTTGGTTGTAATTTTTCTTGTAGGGGATTCGGTATGCCCAGAGGCGAACTAAGTACTGAAGCCGATACTGTTGCGTTTACTCACGGTAATCACCCTTATCCAGAATATAAATCGCTTCCACTTGTTAGTACAGGGTGTGATAGTTACGCAAGTTGGCATCCTGCATTCAAGGACCTAAGTCCGATGATCGAAGTCGAGGGATTAGCCAACGCAATTGTAGAAACATTGCCGTTCGGCGAATGGAGAGATGAACATCTTGTTATTACTGGCGGTGAGCCGTTGCTAGGTTGGCAAAAGGCTTATCCAGACTTGCTGGAACAAGAGTGCATGAAAGGTTTACAAGAGATTACTTTTGAAACTAACGGCACAATGAGGTTAACTCCTAAATTTAAAGAATACCTAACAGAATGGCAAAGTGATTGGCGGGAAATTACATTTAGTGTAAGTGCTAAACTTCCGGCAGCAGGTGAGCCTTGGAAAGATGCCATTAAACCCAAAGTTGTTTGTGACTATGAAACTGTAGGCACAGTTTATCTAAAGTTTGTTGTAGCAACGGAACAAGATATCGAAGATGCACTAAAAGCAACAGAAGAATTCCGTGCTGAAGGATTTACCGGACATGTATATTTGATGCCTGTTGGTGGTGTTGAGTCAGTCTATGCTTTAAATAATAAAGCAGTGGCATTAGCGGCTATGAAACACGGTCTCCGTTACAGTGACAGATTGCAGGTACCATTATTTAAAAATGAGTGGGGTACATAATGAAAAAATTTATTAAAAAAGTATTTGGTATAGATAAGATTGAAGCAGAAACTGCGGAGGCAATTCGATTAAAAATTGAAGCAGAGGCGGCGGCGGCTATTTCTATAAAAGAAGCAGAAGATGCTAAAGAAAAAGAAAGACTAGCAAAACTTAGTCCAAAAGAACTTGCTACAGAAAATAATACACCGTGGGTGCAAGTGTTAGAAACCCATGTCAATAAAGAAAATGTAAGGCATGGATTCTTTGAGCTTGACTGGAACGACCTCTTTGTGTTACAATTAAGAGAAGCTGGATACACTGGTGTATCAAGTGAAGATATTGTGGATCAGTGGTTTTCGGAATTGTGTCGAAATGTAGGTGCCGACGAGAACATTGATATGAAGGGTCGAGGTTCTGGATATGTTAATCGGGCACTCCGTGATGATGGGAAAACTGAGATTTCTTAATGACAAAAACATATATTATAGTTGATACCGCAAATACTTTTTTTAGAGCACGGCATGTTATTCGTGGAGATCTAAATGACAAGATTGGTATGAGTATTCATACTACTTTAGGCAGTGTTCGAAAGGCGTGGCGTGATTTTAAAGGCGACCATATCGTATTCTGCCTTGAGGGGAGAAGTTGGCGGAAGGATTATTATGCTCCTTACAAGCGTCAACGCACCGAGGCTCGTGCAGCACAAAGTCCTCGAGAAGCAGAAGAAGATCGTGTGTTCTGGGAAACATTTGATCAGTTTAAAGATTTTGTAATTAATAAAACTAACACAACAGTACTGCAAAATCCGCAACTCGAAGCTGACGATTTAATCGCGGGATGGGTACAGGGTCATCCAAATGATAACCATGTTATCATTAGTACCGACGGCGACTTTGCACAACTCATTGCGCCGAATGTCAAGCAATATAATGGCATAATGGAAATTACAACGACACACGAAGGTTACTTTGATGCTAAGGGTAAGCGTGTAGTTGATAAAAAAACTAAAGAAGAAAAGCCTGCGCCCGACCCAGAATGGTTGCTATTTGAAAAATGTATGCGTGGCGATACCAGCGACAACATATTCTCAGCATATCCCGGTGTTCGAGAAAAGGGTTCAAAGAATAAAGTTGGTCTACGCGAAGCATTTGCCGATAAAGTAAGTAAAGGCTATTCATGGAATAATCTGATGCTACAAAGATGGTCTGATCACGAAGGACAAGAACATCGAGTAGTCAATGACTATAATAGAAATGTATTACTATGTGATTTGACTGCACAACCAGACGACATAAAAGTACTGATTAAAGAAACAATTAAAACTGCCATCAACGAACAGAAGAATATTCCGCAGGTAGGAGTACGACTTCTTAAATTCTGCGCAGAATTTGATCTACAGAAAGTTAGCGAACAGATACAAAGCTATGCAGAACCACTAAATGCAAGGTATGCAGAATGAACTCAACTGCTAAAATATTAGTTCCTGGTCAAGAGTGGTTAGTTAGAACAGATGATGGAAAAATAGGAGCCCTTTCAAAATCAAGGAAAGGGTATACTTTTTTTAAAAATGGATATGCATTTGGATTTAAAAATCTTAATGATGTAAAAACTCAATTGGGCATCGAGTTGTTTGAAGAGAGTCTAAAGAAAACTGCCGGTGATGTAGAAACAAAAACATTTTCAATTCACGACTATCCGTGTAGAACTAAACCATTTGATCCTGTGTATAATGTTAAAGAGAAACTTCCGCTTTACGCTAAAAATATCAAAAGTAAGAGCAGATATTGTGCAGGATATTATGTGATTAAATTCCGTAAAGGGTGGATTAGGACATTCTGTCCGAAATTAATTACCCTGCAACGCTATCCTTATTTTGGGCCGTTTAAAACAGAAGCTGAAGTTAAATCTGTGTTAAATAATGTTAACAGCAAACTATGAAAGCATTAAACACACTACCAATTGAAGACTTCTTAGATAAGGCGCGAGTTGCTATCAAAACCAATCAAAAAAATCTCACGCTGTCAATCAAAGAAATATCAGATCTGCAGAATAGTCTGAGTATCGTAATGACCCGATTAGCAGGTGAATTTTCTGAGGGTACCGAACAAGAAGATATCGTCATTAAAATGGACGGTGGTAAATTTTAACTTCTGGGGATAAATATATACGCACTTATTTGGAGGTTGCGTATATCATGAGCAGGCCTAAGCCAACGATTCTGTTAGAAATGACTAACAAAAAAACATATAAAACAGAACAAGTTTTGGATGCGGAGGCCATTTGGGCTGTTTTTTATCAAGAAAAGCCAATTAACCTAAAGACCAGCAGTATCGTAGCACAACAACTTGGTCCAAAATATAAAAAAGTTTCATTTTCCAATGCTGGACACGCATTTAATCTTGCTGAAAAACTTAACAAAATGTTCAATTCGCAAGACTTCTCTGTATTCAAATTAACCACCGGTGAGAAGTTAGCTAATGAGTCGCAAGTCTGAAATTACTAAGTACATTGCCCAAACTGAAGGGTTAGATATAGATGATATTGCCATCCGAAAAATGGCAAGAAAACTGTGGCAAAATCCAAGACCTAAACCAATAGGCGGACTCAAATTAACAGATGCAGGATTTGAGATTCTTTGCAAACACTTCACTGCACACCAAGTCCGTTTTGAAAATCGCATAGATTTAAAGTTTACTAACCAAATGATACTTCGTTTGGATAACTTTATCACTTGCCCGTGGTATATTACCAAAATGGGTATGTGGGTTTTTGATGATAAAATGGCTGTTCAATTGGTGTTGTTTTCCGGCAACATTGAAAAATTTACCAATGCAAAGGCTAGATCGCTTGACATCTCTCAGAGTTGAGTGTATAATTAATACATATTGAAGCATAAGAGATTCAATATTTTTAATCAACTTTGAAAGAGCAAACAATGTCAAAAGAGCAGATTAGCACTAACCGGACCGTTACTCCTAATGAGGCAAAACGGAGTCTTCGTAAGTGTATCAAAATTCAACGCCCTGTTTTTATGTGGGGTCCTCCCGGAATTGGTAAGAGCGATATTATCAAACAACTTGGCGACGAGCAAGACCGCGAAGTTATTGATGTGCGTTTGAGTCTTTGGGAACCTACAGACATTAAGGGTATTCCATATTACAATTCCAATTCTAATACAATGACATGGGCTCCTCCTGCAGAATTGCCCACTGATCCGGAGTCTACCGCTATCCTGTTCTTGGACGAGCTGAACTCTGCGGCTCCTGCTACACAGGCGGCGGCTTTCCAGTTGGTGTTGAACCGTCGTGTTGGTACTTACATTCTTCCAAAGGGTGTTGCTATTGTTGCCGCAGGTAACCGCGAAACTGACAAGGGGGTAACTTATCGTATGCCTGCTCCGTTGGCAAATCGTTTCGTTCACTTGGAACTAAAAACTGATTACGAAGATTGGTTGCAGTGGGCCACTATGAACAAGGTGCATGAACAAGTAGTTGGTTATGTTGGCTTTGCCAAACAAGACTTGTACGATTTTGATCCAAAAAGCTCAAGCCGGGCTTTTGCTACTCCGCGGTCTTGGTCTTTCGTTAGCCAACTTTTGCAAGATGACGACTTGTCCGAAAACACCTTAACTGATTTGGTTGCGGGTGCTGTCGGTGAAGGCCTTGCTATTAAGTTTATGGCACACCGTAAAGTTGCCAAACAGATGCCACAGCCTGAAGATATTTTGGACGGCAAGGTTAAAAAGTGCGACATCAAAGAAATCTCTGCAATGTATTCTTTGACTGTTAGTATGTGCTATGAACTCCAAACTGCATATGAAAAGAAATCTAAAGATTGGGATTCTATGGCAGATAACTTCTTTGGATTTATGATGGGAAATTTCCCAACTGAATTGGTTGTAATGGGTGCTAAGGTTGCGCTCACTAACTATAAACTGCCGTTTGATGCTTCTAAGTTGAAGAACTTTGATGAGTTCCATGACAAATACGGTAAGTTTATTATTACCGCAATGGAAGGTTAATAAATTGGACCCTTCGGGGTCCAATTTTACTTGCATTTTTTATACTTTGAGTGTATAATTACATATATACAGTTAAACAGGAATGAACACTATGTCAGCAAAAACTACAACCGCTAGCAAAGCATCAAAATCAGACCTAAGTCAAAAGCGAGAATTTTCTCAACAAGAGAAAAATAAAATTGTTGATAAATTAGTAACTGCTCGTATCGGTCTGTTGTTGCGTCATCCATTTTTTGGTAATTTGGCAACCCGCCTTAGACTAGTGGATGCTAGCGATTGGCTCAATACTCTTGCCACAGACGGTCGGTATTTTTACTACAGCAACGACTTTGTTCATAAACTAACTCCTAAAGAATGTGAGTTTGGGTTTGCTCACGAGGTGTTGCACAATGTATTTGATCATATGGGTCGTCGTGAACATCGAGATCCCCAATTGTCAAACATTGCCGCAGATTATGCCGCTAATCAAATCCTTAAAGATGAACGCATCGGTGAAGTACCGAGTTGGATTAAAATTTTCCAAGATAACAAATATCGCGGTCAATCATATGAACAGATCTATGAAGAAATAGAAAAGAATTCTATTAAGATTGATATTAACCAACTTGGCGAATTGCTCGACGAACACCTTGACGGTGAAGACGGCGAAGGTAACGACCAAGACGGTGACGATAAAGAAGGCAAGGGCAAGCGTCCTGTTTTGTCAGCCGAAGAAAAGAAAAAGATCCGTGACGAAATTAAAGAAGCAATGGTGGCCGCGTCACAGGCCGCAGGCGCAGGTAGAGTACCGGCAGGTATTGCTAGAATGATCCAAACTTTTACCGAGCCAAAGATGGACTGGCGTCAAATGTTGCGTATGAATATCCAAAGTATTCTGAAGAGCAATTTTAGTTTTAGTCGTCCTAACCGTAAGTCACAGCATTGCGGTGCTATTTTGCCCGGGATGATGAACGAAGAAACTATCGATGTATCAGTTGGAATCGATATGAGCGGTAGTATTTCAGATAAACAGGCACAAGATTTCTTGTCCGAAGTTAAAGGTATTATGGATGAATACAAAGACTTCAAACTAAGCCTGTGGTGCTTTGATACCGCAGTTTATAACTACGCTCAATTTACCGGAGATACTGCCGATGAAATTGATGACTATAAAGTGACAGGTGGTGGTGGTACTGATTTTGATGCCAATTGGGAATTTATGAAAGAAGAAGGCATCGAGCCTAAGAAGTTTATCATGTTTACTGACGGTTATCCTTGTGGTAGTTGGGGTGATGAAAACTACTGCGATACGCTGTTTATCATCCACGGTAATGATGCAATTGAAGCACCGTTCGGACAAACTGCATACTATAAAGAATAATGTCTTTAAACAGAAATCAGCCAAATCCACTAAGTGTTCTAGGTATAAGAAAGTTAAATTTTATACCAGAACACTTTGCCAAAATAACAATTGAAAAATCTGATATCAAAATGTTAGACCACTGGATTAACTATAACTTAAATAGTAGGTATGCAATCCGGCGAGGTTTAACTTTGGACCATAATAAAAAAATGGTAGAAGCGATCGAAGTTGGTATAGAGGATCCTAAAGAGATTACTATGCTAACGCTAGGTTGCCCATTTATACATCAAAAAGAGAAAAGGAATATTTAAAATGAATGAAGAACAAGCAACGGTAGCTAGCCCAGATGTTGGTGGAGAAATGCCGCAGGCGCAACCGCAACAACAGCCAGAATTAAACATTAATGATTTGCAACATTTGCGAGCCGTTATTGATACTGCATGTCGTCGTGGTGCATTTGGTGCTAATGAGATGTCTTCTGTGGGTGTTGTATTTGATCGATTAAACACATTCTTAAATGCTGTTACTCCTCCGGCGGCATCCGATGCAGAACCAGAAAAAACTAAGGAACCAGTATGAACTTAATCAAACATGTAGGAAAGATGAAAAACAATGGTGCGAAAGTTGCCGTTGTGTATAGATCATTGCCAGGCGACTCGGGCAACTGTCTAGTAGTTGGAACAGGAAACTTGCCCGATTCTTGGCATGATTCTCTAATGCAACTTATCCAAGATCCGAGTGGGCAAGCCGCAAACGAACTTGCAGATGTTTTGGCTGTTCGTAAATTTCCAGACGGTTCAACAATGCTAGGTGTGTTGCACGAAAGAGGAATGTTAAAGAGGGTTCCGACCAACGGTGTCATAATGACTCCTACTCCCCAGGCCGCGGTACTGTTAAGTGAGCTTAACCAAATCATGGCGGAGCAAAAAGGAATCACCATCGATCAGTTGGCAGTAACTGACGGCGTAAATCCTAATCCAAAAACCAAAAAAACAGCCGAGCCTGGAATTGTTAATAGTGAAACTGAGATTGAAATTGCAGAAGCCGAAATGTCTCCAATTCAAATGAGAAGCCGGGCCGACGCATTGTTTAAACAGGCCCAGGCCCTGCGTAAGCAAGCAGATACTATTGATCCTCCTAAAAGCAAAAAGAAAGAAGTAGTTGTTGACGAAGTTGAATGATCAATTGCCTGGTAGCTGTAGATCGTAACCGGGGCATTGGATTTGAAGGTCAGATGCCCTGGCCTCACCTTAAGGGTGATATGAAATGGTTCAAGCAGATGACGACTGGGCAAGTTGTTATCATGGGATCAACTACCTACGACAGCATGGGCAAGCCATTACCCAATCGCATTAATGTGGTAATAAGTAGAAAGCGACTGTTGGGTGATCACACATTCGATGATTGCGGAAGTGCATTAGACTACTGTGCTGTAGAATATCTCGACAAGGATATTTTTGTTATTGGTGGAAGTGCCATTTACGAGCAATATTTAGATATCATTGATCGATTCTATGTAACAGAGATTGATGCTACTTACCAATGTGATAAATTTTTTGATTTAGATTATGTTCAAAAAAACTTTACAAAGGTTACAGAACATGCTACATTTAATGATCCAATAAAATATACCATAAAAGAATATAACATATGATACATCCAGATACTGTTTACCTTAACGCATTAAAAGATATTTTAAATCACGGAAACGATCGGCCGGACCGCACAGGCACAGGTACCCGTAGTATATTTGGGCTTCAAATGAGATTTAATCTTAATGACGGGTTTCCTGCAATCACTACTAAAAAGTTAGCATGGAAAGCAGTTGTTAGTGAACTCCTTTGGTTTATTGAAGGCAGTGGAGACGAATTTCGCTTGAGAGAAATACTGCACGGAGAACGATATTCAGAAAAAAGAACTATCTGGACCGACAATGCCGAAGCAGACTATTGGGTCAGGCGGCGAAAACAGCGGCATCCGGGAGACCTCGGGCGTGTATATGGTGTACAATGGCGCAGGTGGCGTAAACCACTTATTCGAATTAACAAAGTTGTTCTACAAAATCACGATCAACTACTTGAATTAATTGACAGCATTAAAACTGATCCATACAGCCGTAGGCATATCATTACAGCATGGAATCCCGGCGAACTTGATTTAATGGCATTACCACCTTGTCATATGATGGCACAATTTTATGTTGAGAATGGTAAACTGAGTTGCCAGATGTACCAGCGTAGTGCAGATATGTTCCTTGGTGTACCATTTAACATCGCGTCATACGCATTGTTTACTCATATGATTGCACAGGTGTGTAACCTAGGAGTAGGTGACCTAATTATTACAGTTGGGGATGCACACATTTACCAAAATCACTTTGATCAAGTAGCAGAGCAACTTACTAGAGAGCCGTTGCCGCTAGCAACATTAAAATTAAATCAAGATATTTCTGTTATTACTGAATTTGGCATGGAAGATGTTGAGCTAGAAGGATATACTAGCCACGAAGCCATTAAGGCTCCGATGGCTCGTTAAACTTTAACTTCTATAATACCTTCGGGCCCTGGGAAGTTTTCCAGGGCTTTTCCTATTACAGCGTCCGAACTATCGTGGGCTTGTTTGACAGTGGCGTAGCCGGGTTTCATTCCGCTAGCAACTAGTAGATCGCCCTTTTTAATAGGACCTGTAATCTTGCAAGGAACTCGACCTTTTAAGGCAATATAGGGGTGAGTTTCGTCGGATCCTGCCTTGGAATTCATCATATATGCCGGGTTTTTAGACACTATACCTGCGACTGCTGTCGTAGCATGTAACTTAGCAATAGTAACTTCTTTTCCGCCACCTAACATTAAAACAGTTCCGGCTTCATATACTGCGTCTGCTTCATATCTTTCAGCAATGTCTGCATACAAGGCAGCTGATGCAGTAACTTGAAGGATATCAGTTGTAGAATCGTAACTTACCGCAGACCTAGTTACTAAATTTTGGGTTCCAGATACCGAATTTGAAAATACCAAATAGTGTACACCAGATGTTGCAGATTCTGCAACATCAACCTTTTGTGTTTTTAAAGAATCGGCCGCGGTGCCCCAAAATATATAACCTGTAGATGTGCTAGTAGCTGATCGCCCAGTGATTGCATCTGCACCTGTTAAATTGACACCTTTCTTAATAACTGGAAATGCGCTGGTTAATCCAGTAGTAGAACTTGGTATGTAATTATTATTAGAAATTTCAACTACAGGAGTAGTTAATATTAGACCTCGTATAGCAGGTCGAGCAACTTCGGTGTTATCTAATATTCTAGAAAAATCCCAAGAACTACTCGAGCCGCCGTATGGTTGGTTGGAATTCCATGTATTGGTACTTGCGTCATATACTTTTATTTGTTGATTATAAGAATCCCACCATAAGTCACCTGTGTTTGCACCAGTTGGAGCAGTTCCACTATATGGAATATTAGCCAAGTCTCTAAAACTGGTACCATCATAGGAAACTAATAGTCTACGAGACGACGGAGTGGAATTAAACCACAACTGTCCTTGAACTGGTTTCTTTGGAGCAGTAGTATTAGCAAAGTTTTCTAACAACTTAACTAGGTTTTGTTCTACCGGTTGTCCGTATCCCGAATAATTTCTTCCAACAAATGTTAAACTTGTTGAATTATCGACTGTAGCATCTTGAACCGTTGCTAAAGTTTCCCCATTTGTTTTCTTTAAAATATATGGCATGATCTTTTCTTCTTATAAGGCAGCTATAGCGTTTTTAAAATCAGTAAAACTTGTGCAAGTTGACATAATCGTTTTTAAATTTTCAATACTTATACTTGCACCTGTTTGAATAGATTCATCTGGAAATGATAACGAACTGACTGTCACCGTATTAAGTTCACTTATTCCAGTTACTCTGATGCCGCCTATTATTGTTAGTCCGTCAACAATCTTAAATTCAGCATCATTTGCCCTAGAGAAATATGATGTAGCATCTCCGCCACTAACAACAAATGTAGCAGTAGATATCGCTCCAATTACATCTCCGTGATTTTTTAATAAAGTAACCTGTTGTGTTTCGGCATCCGTAGCATCATCAAACACCGGCACAGGAGGATATGACCAACCACTTATAACATTCCTAGGAAAATGTGTTATGGATTGGTACTGTCCACTTGCATCTAAAAAGTTTAATGTGCTTCTAAGTGTATCGTACCAAAGTTCGCCTGCAATCTGTCCAGTTGGAGAACTATCTTTAATAATAACCGGATTGACTAATTTAAATCCGGTGTCATGATCATAGACTTTTAACTTATTGTAAGTAGTATCATACCATAATTGTCCAGGCAGTGGATGTTCTGGTGGAAGTGCTGATACATTGGCAAAATTTGTCAACATATCAATTAAATTTTGATTGTAATATTTTCCATAATTAAGCACATCTCTACCGACCAATGCAATGCTGGAGGTAGAAGTGTTAATTTTTCCCGAAGGGACTGTTGTTAATACTGTTCCGCTAGTGTTATAAATGATATATGACATTTACTATACCCCTTAACTCGTTAAACTCTGTATGCGAACAGTGTAGTCTATCTGTATTAGTCTGTTTAGTGATTTTTGGACGGGATGAAAAATTACATGGGTAAGCAATACTCCCGATCCAGGACCACTTGCACCATATGATCGCAGGCCTAATTCATCAAACACAAATGTTCCTTCGGAGGTCGTTGCATTGTCAAACGCCTGTTGCCCTTCGGGCTCGCCAAAATCTAACAAACAGCTAACTAGAATATCTGAATACGGGGCTCCGGCAACATGTCTTACTTCCATAAAATTGCGCCTAGGATCTAAATCATATGGGCTCGATGCATCAATGTTTTTTATGTAGGTTTGATTATATAAACTTGATGATGAATCAAGTGTATTTGGGGTCAAATAAGTTATAATTCCAGTATCATCGACTCGGGTACCGCCATTACCAAAACACATTTCTCCGATAAATCTTCCTTGATTGCTCATAGCATGAGCCATTGCTATGCTAAAATTCTCATAATGTATAGCATTAGGTTTATCAATTAAGATCTCGTCCGTTAACGGATCAAATATTTTGATATGCCCCTGTATGCTAAAAGCACCTTGATCTTTATGCTGTGTATTGTCACTTCTGTTCATTTTAATATTTCCCATATCGGTATTTATGCCATCTTAATCGGAGCATTTGGCAACTCGGCTGGTCTTTCTTTTAAGAAAGTTGCTATTGTAGATGTACTATCTAGTAAAGGTACAGTCTCAAACAGAGAAATCTTGTCATTCCACTCATCAGTTACAGCAAATTCTTTCTTAATAATGGTCAACTGTACATCGTCTGCAACATTAAGCACCTCATTATTTAACATTATTGATTGCCCTGCTACATTGATTGAAAATTCCTCTGGTAAGAATTTTGTTCCAGAATATACCCAGCCCGGAGTTGCACCAGGTTCGGATCTAGTTCCAACAAAGGTCCAAATTTCATTGTTAGAAGTTAATCTGCAAGAAGCTCCAATACTTACTCCTGTTGGTAACAATGAGGAATTTGTCCTATTTCCTAAAAGATGATTTACTGGTACACTATCATAAGAAACTGCTGGATCATGCAGGTATATCCCGTCTTTTCTTAATAACCTACCGCCATAATATACATCAACTTGATCTTTTCCATTAATATTAGATGTTAAGTAATGCGAGTCTAACATAGCTAGCGGATCAGAAGATACCGATAAAGTAATTCCGTCAGATCTAACAAGATCGTCCGTTCCAGGATAATATACTAATTCTGTAGATGTACTAATACCATATGTGTATGTTGACGAACTAGTAAATGTATTTTGAATATATGTATTTTCAATTGAATCAATTTCTTGCCAATGCCCTTGATCAACTACCGAAGTCCCGGCAGGGTAAACATTTGCTGGCCCCGTACCCAATGTTCCTCTTCTAAATGCTGTTATTGAAGTGCTGGTATAATCAGTAAATTCAATACGCTCGCCATTGATGTAAATAATTCCCGGAATATTTTCTTCTTCAATTGGGGGACTTAACACAGAGGTGTCGCCGACATAGATAACATCGTCATCTACTGCCAAATTTCTAGTTAGGTAAGTTGAGTTTTCAGCACTCAACCTAGTAAATGTAATTCCGCCTAACATATCATTAAAGATTCTATATCCAATTAACTCAGCTGGTACATCTTGACTAATAAAGCTAATAATTTCTACAAAATCACTAGGATCAATCACCCAACTATCACTTATTTCAACAGTCTTATTATCTTCTAGGATAGTAAAGTCATAACTGTTAATCAACGGATAACTTTGTAATGGTAATCCTTCGCCTAAACTCTTAAACAATGTAACCCAAACATATCTATCATCAATTACCGGACGAGACATTTGGAATCGTCTATTTAGATCGCCATTAAATTTTTCAGTATGCATTAATAGGCCGTCGTGATTAGTATATGTAATAACCCGAATGGATGCAGATTCTATCATACCAGAATTTGGAACTTGCGCTCCGGGTGCAATGAACAACTCAGTCCCATCTACCATATAATCATAGGCATAATCTGTTAATGTGTTTGCAACTCCAACTACATCCGGTAATAATGTTTCAATGGCAACTGTATCGCCTACATAAGTCGTAGTATTAACTGTTACAACACCTAAAGAATATGCAAATGGTACTATCTCGCCGTTGTTGTAAACAACTATCGTTGTCTCTGATAGATAATTTGTAAATGTATTTGTCAACGACACATTAAATGTAGCACCAGTTGATGTAGTTTCAATCGTATAATAATCAGTTTCTGGTGGTAGCAATCTCCTTGTTCCGATACTATCTGTAATTTCTACAATAGTTTGAGCAGACTGGGGACCAGATATACCCGGAGGATACATTAAAGTTAATGGATAGTTAGTAGAAGTGCTATCAATTATAAATGTCTGCTCTCTAATTTCGTTAAAGTAATCATGTGATTCATCAAAGAACCAAGCCTGAACTACATGATTATCACTTACAGGAAGATTATAAAGATTTATTATACACTTTCCAGTTGATGTGGTTTGAGATAACATGTAACCGTATTCACTAGAAGATACTACTTCTTCAAGATTGACCCCGTTGACTGTAACATACGAATCAACAATCATATTAAAATCAACTACAGTCTCAACTATTAAGTTTGTTTCGGACCCCGCAAAATAAATGTGCTTATCAATTATTCCCCAAGTTTCTGCATCGCCGCTGCCGCCGCCAATTCCAACAATAGTGTATCCTAGTTCACCCAAAGATGATTGTGCAGGAATTGTTAAAGTAGCAGTATCCCAATCTAAATTATAATAGGGTTCATCATATCCTAATTCGTTAGTGGTGTATACTAATTCAACTCCGTTGCATATAACACTGATTGCGGCAATGGTAGAAGGTAATCGACTTAACACATACGAAGTAGTGTCTACTGACACAACTGTATCAAACTTGGCACTATATATTATTGCTGGTCCAGAACTGACCCTAGTGAAAACATTTATTCCTAAACTATCTACTACTAGTCCGGGAACATTTTCTTCGGGGGCATATCCTGCTTCAGCTGTTAAAAATCCGGATTGGCCGTCAATTATAATATCGTTTGGAGCAACTCCGAGAGCTGAATTAAGAACACCGGCTTGCCAATCACCACCCTGTACGATAGAATCAAGATAGATTCCGCCTCGTGGATCGTAAAATGTTTGCCCGCCAACTACTGTTCCTGGATAATCAACTCCGTACATTAGTTGACCCAAATCTAATCCTACCATACCACTAGTTGCAGTATAATAACTTAATAATCGATCAGATGCACTTATCAAATCTGCACTCTTTTCATATGAAATAGTAATTACAGATCCATTTGCAATTGGTTCTTCAACAAAGAAGACAAGATTAGCATATTTTTTATGATACCCATTATATAAGTCTGTAAAATATCTTATTGTAAATTCACTAGATAGATATAGTCGCCCATCAACCCTAACAGTGATAGAACTCTTATTAGCATTAGGTACCCAGTTTAATAAAAATTCTGTTGCTACGCCATTGGCGATAAACATATCAGAAGTTCCAAATTCTCCGGACTCGCTCATTGAGGTAATTCTATCAAATTTCATAGTTACAGAGGTTGTTCGATCTTGCTCAACTACTTCAGTGTTACTTTTTTCAGTAACTGAATATTTGTTAGTAAATTCTCGTATCTGCGTATGGTACGGTTTTACTTCGTTAATATAGCTTTCATAGAATGCGCTATCTTGTAGCTTATAAACCGGAGGTTGTGTAAGGTCTCCAGCAGTATTGATTACACTAATGAACGAAGTTTTGAACGCCCAGTCTAACATCTTCTGCTCAGTTAATGCATATCTAACAGCGGTAAAGAATAATAAATTCCATTTAGATTTTAATTCATTGATAAAGATATCATTTTTAAGAGCTGTAAATATGTAACGGATCTCAGTATCGGGAGTTTGATCCCATAAAGTCTCATCATAAGTGTTAAGATAATCCCAACCCAACCCACTATTCTTAACATCCCAAATACTACTATTAATTTGTATAGTACCATTTTGTTTAAAAACGATATCATACTCGGGACCATAGGTACCCCTTACACCATTCTCTAATTTGTTAAGAACAATATAATTTCCGTCGCCACCGTTATTAACTTTAACATACTCGTTAGGTCTCAAACTTATTTCAGAAAGTTCGTACGGGCTTCCAACTACCGCAGAATAAATTTGATATGACTTATAATCTGTACTAGTCCAATCAATGTAATCCCAATATAAAGTAGTGTTAAATGATTGTGTATGGGCTCGACTCCATGTTAGTTCTATATAGTCCCACTCGTATCTTGTCCATTTTCCATTATATGTATCGTCACTTTGTACAAATACAGTATGAGGACGAGTCTTAAATGTAAAACCTGAAGCAAAATTCTTACCACCAGTTATCACAGATGCATGTATGAATTGACCCTGAGCATCAACCATTGTTTGTATTCTTAATCCCGATCCATAAGAATTAATAGTGCTATCTTTAAAACTCGTTAACTGGCTATCAAATGTCGTAGATCCGTTATCAAACACGGTGTCGTTTGATATTTCAGTTAAGACCGGACCTTCATACCCGATAACAGTCCCGGTAATATCTTTAATTGGATTTTCTGTACCGTAGCCAAATCCAGGTTCTGCAATGGTAACGCTCGCTACAGATCCGTTTTCATCTACTATGCAATTTATAGATCCTCGTTCAAATCCTGCCGTAGAAATAATTTCTAATGCACTGTTATCTTCAACTAAATGGTCGTACTCATTTAAATGTTTATTTGGTATTTCTTCTTGGGCATTTAGGTTCCTAAAACTATAATTGTTTGTTATTGGTACAGTTAATAGTACATTATTTGAAAATTCAACTAAGTTTCTAAGGGCCTCCATCCGATCTTTAAATAATGTTTGTTGTGGTCTAACTCCTAATCCATATCGTACACGATCTGATAATTCAGGATTTGGAACTAAGTTACCTAACTCGTCGTGCCCTAATAAACTATCTAGTAGTTTCTTTTCAAAGATAGCAGGTGGCATGTCTTCTTCACTATCTTCCTTTAACAATATCCATTGAGTATGTCTCGGAGTGGTAGTTATTTCTAAATCTTTTGCAATGTTAATACTAATCTTTGAATCAACTGGTACATTACCAAGATTACTTAACATTATTGCATCTTTATCTATTATTGAAATGAACCGTAATCCGTATGCAGTTGGGTCAGCAATAGCACTAGCAACCGCATAGGCGCTTGTTCGTCGATCTTTTCTATCAGGGACTAATACTTTATTTTTTACCCAATAATAGTATACATTAGAATAGCTATTTGTTACCGAATCATAAACTTGCTTAACAGAAATTACACTATTATCTGGAAATTTAGGTTGTCCGCTAATTCCTTGAGAAAGCCCGGAGGAGGTATCTGATTGACTTGCCCATTCGCTAGGTAGCAATGTAGACCTTACCCATTCATAGATATCAATTGTGGCTCCTGGAAATAGTTTACCCCAATTATTTTTACGGTATTCAAGGTCTCCTTGTTCATACCAAATATACTTGGCGGTGCTTAAATCCCACCATAGTTTTCCAACATACTCATCGAGCCAATTCTTTTCTGTATCATTGTTAGTTCCTGCAACTCCTATACTGTAAATTGCAGGATCACTCACTAGCTTAAACGAAAGTTCTTGTTCTGCTATTCCGGGAATTTTGCCCTTCAGTGGATCATATATGTCGAGATATTCAATGATCTGCTCTTCTTCAGTATTAATTAATGCTATGCGTTTTAAATAAGTTGTGTCTACAAAATCATCCTGAGTTACAATCTTATCCCAAGGATACTTTTCAGAACTTGTTCTTTCAAATTTTAAGAAGCCGCTATCAGCATCGGAATTATCTAGCGCAGGAAATCCTACACAGATCATAGTATCGTCAACGGTCAAGCTACTTCCGTAGTTAGTACCCGGGGTTGAATATATGTATGCGTCGGATAACTCTTGTCCATACACAAATCTAGAATCACTTCGTTGATACAAATAAACAGAACCGCTGCCTGTTTCAGTTCCTTTAATTTTAGTAATGCCGCCGTCGAAAGTCATTAAGCTATTATCAAAAGTAGTTGGTAGGGTATGTTGTATACCAGTAGCAGAAATTGCTAATATGTCTGTCGATTCAGTAACATCGATTGCAGTACCAAACTCCATGCCTTCCCCAATTACAGGATTTGTGATAGTTTGATCAAGAACAAACGTTCCGTTAGAATTTTTATAAACAAATACCTTGCCCAATGAGTAATCGTCGTTAACTTCTGTTGGGGATGAAACAAACAGATACTCCCCTAACGGACTCATTGATAGTGAGGTTCCAAACTTAGAGTCAGATCCAGTAAGGGTTAATATTTTTGTTAGAGACTTGTTATAAATCTCAACAGTACCTGCTAATCCAACAGCAATAAAAGAAGCGTTGTCTGTACCTGCAATAGCGTTAACCGTTTTTTCGGTAATTAGCGGCGTTTCTGAAGATACAGTAATTGTACCTGCATTATCCGATACTGTATACGAATAGACAGCATTTTCTGCACCCACTAATACAAGTTTCGTAGTTGCGTTTCTTTCAACAAATATGCTAGAACCAAATTTAGTTACAGAATCTGTATTAGGACTATTAATATATGCAGTAGTTTTTACAGTTAATGATCTTGAATCTATTGCGCTAATTTGTACAATCCCATGATTAGAGAATGCGAGCGGTGCTCCGGCAAAGATTGTGCCATAATTGGATCCTGTGAATGGAATATCATCATAAACAATAACAGATCCAAATCCAGACGGTTGACCAAGATAGTCGGCACTAAATCTATATTTTACTAAAGGAATAAAGTCTCCGTTGCTATCATAGTCGTACAGCCATATATTTCCATATTGGGTGCCTCTATAATTATCAGGAGACCCAACAACAACTATATCACTGCCCTTTCGTTGGCTGATTGCTGACCCTAAGTGAGGGTTAGCTGGTATGCCTAATTCAAAATAAGGTGTAGAAGAATAATTGTTTATTTTTTCATACACTTCCCAGGATCCCGAATTGTCGATCCAATACTTTGTTCCTGTTGACAGTCTATATAACTCTTGATCAGACGGTAAGTTATCAAAAGTAGATAACCTTGCACTGGCAAATACATACAACTGCCCAGGGGACGGTAGATCAGCATCTTGAATATTTGCTAATGCACTAGCAACTGTGAATCGATTAGCCGACGGTATTGCTATTACTGTATGAATTCCATTGACCTGATCATTAAATTGACTAACTCCGATAATCTGCCCAACTGATAAGTTGTGAGGATATTGAGAAGTAAATGTTATCGACTTAGTCGGTTCTGCAACAAATACACCAATGAGCAATGCAGGATTATATGTGTATCTGAGTACATCCCAAGTCCCATCTTTCTTAAATCCTAACCATACTGTATCGCCGTCTTTTAATTGGCTGCTGTTAGCGATGTCTAATAAGCTATCTTCATTATACGCAGTCGCAGTAACATCAATTGACCGCACATACCCTGAATGCTGTAGCAATAATATATCTTCAGTCGAAGTAGTGTTAAATGTATTTGCAGGATTGTAGTTAGGGGGGCTGATCGTTAGGTCAGATGATAATGTGTAATGAATTAAATCATTTGCTGACGCTGTCGGAATTTCTGAAACAAATTTAATAATTTGTGGATTTTCTAAAAATGTGCCTTCAATTAACGGAGTTTCTATTTCTTGGTAAGTAGGGAACGAACCAAAATTTCCAACTCTAAAGGCCCATTCTTCATTATACGAAATGTTACCTTTTAATGCAGATGAACTGGCCTTGGCTAATTTAGAAATTGCATTTTGAGTTCCTTTTTCTCTAATAAACCCTTGATAAAATTTGTACTGAGATATAGTGTTAGGGAAAATATTATTTAGATAAACTCGGGGTGTATAGCCAGTAAGGTGTTGGCTCAGCCGTTGTTGCCCTTCATCAAAGTTATCAGAATCTAAACTGTAGAAATCTTCAAACTGGCTGATCTTATAATCAAAGTTTGGCAACAGAGCAGGCTCTGGTTTCTTATCTAGTAATGCCCATTGATTAAAATCAAAAGAAGATCGTCGTTCGATGTTTCTTATAGCAGAATAATATTTTCCATTAAATCGAACTGTCGTTCCGGCAGTGTGGGGTGTGTTAGGAACCCAATCAACTATTTCAGCGGTATCGTAAACAAATCCGGGACTAAAATAATCTCCATTCCAATTTGCGGTTCTAAAGCCCACAAGTTTAATACGGCGTTGTCGACTTCCGGTTTCTAATTTATAAATTACATCATCAAAAATAGTTTTATTATCAAAAATAATTACATGTTCTTTCTGGACTAAATTTAATTGAATATAGTATATACCGTCTGAATTAGGAGCAGTGGCAATTGTACAGATTCCGTCATCTCTTGAAATATTTAAATCAGTTTTTAGAAATACAGACTTGTCGGCTCGTAACACTTCATAAGACTGAAATAAATTATCAACAACCGCATTTGAACTCTTATAAATTACTTTATCAGCAAATGGACTTAATGTAATAATACTCCTAGTGGCCCAAGGTTGTGTAGACCAAAATAGGAACTCTTTAGCACTAAGATTCCAATCTATAACTGAATCAAGATCTATATTATACTCAGAAAAAACAAATCCCCGGCTTTCAAGCCAGCGCCCATACCCAATAATAACATCATACACTTCCTGGATGCTAGAAAATGTGGTTCCGTAATCAATAGGAGTTACTGTAGATTCAAATGCTACTGCAACTTGCACAGAGGCACCACCTTCAGTGGGCAGTCTTGGTACCTTTTGAAAATACTCGACATTAAACACATTGCCTGCTCGGTGTCCGACTTTGGTTACATAAAAATCATTACCGTATTGTACATACTGACCTGTTTTATAAAAGTTACCAACCGGAGCAGACGATGCCGAAGTTGTATCAATAGAATTTAGTCCGGTTGCGCTGCCCGAGCCCGACGGCGCCCAAGCTACATAGGATACTGTCTCGCCGCCCACCGTGATAAATGTAGTTCCAAGATTTCTTATAGGTTTAAATATGTTAAAATACCCCGATCTATCATATCCGGAAATATTATAACCACTCCGCGTTCTCTCAATGATCATCCCGGAAGCAGTAACTGATAATATAGGATTTCCTACATTTAATCGCAATTTATAATTTTGAGACGGTAATATAGAACCAGGAGAAGTGCTTGTTGGTGCGTAAGCATCAACAATTATTTGCAATGTATCTTTATCAGCAAACCCATTTAACTTGTAAATTAAATTATAACTTGCATAAGTTAGATCTTGCCTTAAATTTTTAATATAATCTTTATCTTCTTGCATTCCTATTTCAGAAAGGAATACACTATACCCGCTAGTCTGAGTTTTATTTTCGTTGTGAATAAACATCTCTGCTAACTGTGGGAACTTCTTGTTAGAAGTATGGATCCACTGATTTGCTGAATTTTTCTTAATCCTACTGGTATCATACATTAATGCGGCATACCTTGCCGGCTTAGTTAATGCCATTGCTTTTTGCATAGTAAATGGAAAATAACTACTACGATGCCATGCTACTTTTACAGGACTACGCTCATCAATCTGCCAATCAAGTTGCTTGCTTTCATCTGTTATTCCAGTAAGTAAATCTTCGGGGCTAAGTAAATTGCCACTACTATCTACAGGAATGATGTTATTAAAACCATTAGAACGAACAAATAACGGATTTATAACACCATTAATTCGACCATTTTGAATATCGTCCCACATTACTAGATTACCGCCAGTGTACGGAGCAGGTCCGTACAGGTCTTCCCACCAATTTGGTTTTTCTGTTAACCCTAACATTTCCCAAGGACAAGTATGAGGGCGCTCGGTATCATATAGTTTGTCTAATACTCCTCTCCAACTTCCGCCAACAGATACACCCGTTGTTTCATTGCGAGCATTATAAAAATTCCAAGTCTTAGAATTATCAGGATCAAAAGTGGTGTTTGGAATTGATTTTAATCCAAACTTATCTGTCCAAGTTGAAAAATCACGAGAGGTAATAGTGTTAAAATAATTGCCGCCATACCCCGGTGGCATATTTCTCCATGGGCGTTGTCTAATTGACTCGGGTGTTAAAATATCATCTCTGTATTCAACCTTGATATTATTATAAATCCGTTTTTCTAATTCAAGTATAATCGTATCTCTATAGTCTTCGTAGGCTATTATGATACTACCATCATGTCCCTGGATCACCGTTTGCGGAGTTGCATATACATCGTCAACAAAGATGTCAGGTTTGAATTTAGAATATAATCCTAACTTAGTAGGAGTCGGGGGTATATAACATCCCTCTGTATCTTTGTATTCATTTATAACTAGCTCATCACCGACTTCTAACGGTACTAATATTTCTACACTATCAATAGTACTATCAAATAGGTAATCAGTGCCGTGAAGTAATTGTTCGCCGTCTAAATAAACATAGATAGCCCTTAACGAAAGATTAGTTAAATCAAAGCTATCAGTTGACAATGGATAAATCGTATTATTTGAATTTGTTACTATCCAAGTTTTAGAATGTTCCGGAGTCCCATACCCTACCATGTCTGTTAGGTAGTAAGGGTCTTGACTAGATTTATACTGATTTAACTCTGTTAAAATTTGATCTACGGCCGCACTCGGAGATAACTGATCGCTGACTTGTAGCATCTTGTTTAAAAATGCTAATTTAAAATTATTATAATTTTCAGCAGACTTGTCTATCGCATCAATCAAATTGTTTTCTCTAACTCCTAAAAACATTTGTGTAAACGATAATGGATTTGAACTTGAAATTAGTTTAGTTCCAAGATTAGAAAAATCTTCACGATCTCTTAAATTTCCATTATAGCCCTCTATTCGATTAGTCATTGATAACACATGTTCAGTTAATTCACTAATCGTAAATTTTTCTACAATACCATTTAATGGGTTGTTTGTTAATCCAAGAGGTTCTTCATAATAACTTGTGATGCCTGTAGCAGTTGACGCTAATACCGGTATTTCATATTCTGATGTTTCTACCCAAGAATTCTTAAGTTGATTGTCGACCTTAATAAATCCAATATTTGAATTGACACTATAACTAGGAACACCGATTTGACTAAGGATAATCGTTTCAATAGCTAGGTTGTTATCAAATAATATACTGCCAATTGCATTTAAATTCTTATACGCAATAGGAAATCCTAGATAGGGATCATCGTTGCCGGTACCAGCAGTGTAACTAAAAATTTTGTTACCACTAAAGTTACTTAGATAATAATTTTTATCTGAATAACTGTTTCCGTTTTCGTCAAACAGATCAAATAATGGAGATTGGTTAAGTGTATCTCGTTGCTGAGAACTGACCCAGATCGTTCCATCAAACCGCCAATCAGTGCTATTATTTTCATCCCCTAATAGAATAGTAACTGTAGCATCGGTTAGAGGATCGTAATCATACGCGGGCTGTAAAGTTAAAGTTCTAACTCCTTGAATAAACACAAAGTGGATCTCAAATATCTTTCCTTTTACATTGGGGTCGTCAATAGCATTAAAAATAACTCGATGCCCTTCTTCTAACTCAATCCCATCAACATAGGTTGCCATCGTAGTACCGGCGATTGTATCAAATGGATCCGTAGTGCTAGTGTCAAGAAGATCAACTGGATCAATACCAACTGTTCCAAAGTTAAACAATTTAATATTAGGCTTAAACTCAATGATAGGGCGTTGGGCTCTATTCTGAGAAAAGTCTGGTTCTACTCCGTTAACTAATGCGCTTGTCCGTATTACATCTTTATGAACCCATCGGTTGTATCGACTCCACGGATTAAGGTCGGTGCTGGCTCGATTAATTGTTACATATTCTGCATACAGTATTGGTAATTCTCTATCATTATCAAATGGTAGCGTATCAAATCCGTAAGAATCAAATCCGTCTGGATAAGAACTCATAAATTTTTCGGAAACTAATAACCGATCTAACGGAATTAATTTAATACTGGTTCCAACACCTTCTACAAAAAAGGCCCGATTATGGTATGTGTCATTAACTTCTTGACCTGAAAATTCTAACATCATACCATTTGACAGATTAATTAAAGTACTAGTTCCCGTAGTTGTTAATACTTCCACCGATGCATTAACTTGTCCTTCGATTTCTGTTTCAACATCTAAGTATTCGGTTGTTACAGATAACACTTCGGGACCTTGAGGCATCCAATAGTAATTTTGATAGTTAACTAATTTGTCCCAATCAATATGCGGAGTATATGAATAGGCCTCTGTTCTAAATAGATAATCTAAATTGTCAATATTTGCACCCTTAGATTTTAGTGCATTTAAAAGGTCATCATATCCTTGTACAGTTTTTATATTTTCTAAATTATCATATATAATAAATGCAGGAGATAATTGATAGGGGTTACTATTAGAAATATAAATATCGGCCGTTGAATTATATGTAGGGGTTAGTGTTGAGCCTACATATCCATCTAATCTTTCTAGTTGGGGTTTTTGTATAAGTTGGTCAAGGGTACTTGTTAAGAATTTTTTATTTCTTTCAGTTTTTAAAAATTCAGGTAATAGACTAACTGCGCTAATTTTTTTATCTGCCATGATCCTTATCCAACATTAATAAGTGTTGTATTCAATTGTTGTGCGGTGATTGCATCAATCACTGCGATATCCGATGCTCTCGCACCGCTAATAAAAATTTCATTACTTTGACATGCTACTTCATATAGGCTACCAAAGTTATTAGCGGTGGGTACTATCACAAAGTTAGTTACATCAGGAGTTAATAAATTCATTATGTAAGTTGACAATTCACTAAAGTAAAAACTTTGGCCAAAGTCCCATTTTTCTAAAGTAAAGAAGTCATTAATTCCGGCAAGTATCTTAGAAATAATTTCGTTATTACTTAGAGTACTTGCTGAATTTTTAACTACTTTAAACCTTGCTTGTAAATTCGTAGGAGCAGATGTTCCAAATAATACTTTATACTTAACCGGTTGATAAATTATTTCATCGCTAATAGATTTAATTGGTTCTAAATCTCTTGAATAATTATTTTCTAGAGATTGGCTTGATGGAGGCATTGGTTCAGAACCATTCCCAGTTAATAACCAGTTTCTAAAACTTTGATCATACTCAAAGGTTAACATATAAACATCAATTAAATTGCTCTTACTAGGATCAATCCTGTATTCTTCACCGCTGTTATGTTGGTAATGAAAGCTCAATTCTTCACGCCCTTGATAAGCAAAGTAGGAAGGAGCCAATACAAATTCATTAAACTCATCCACAGTCTTTACAGTATTACTATCTATAAAATAATATAAGAATTCGGCATCCGGGCTTCCACTATAGTAGGCGTTGGCAGCATTTTCTGTTTCAAAGACCAAATAATCATTAGAGCTAACAGGAGAAGCACCCATTCCGTCAGTAGTGAATTTAAATAGGGTATAACCATCTGCGGTTCCGTTGGTATAATTACCAACGATAATGTCAAATATATCGGGATCAATTATCTGACCAATTGTTCCACTATCTTGATGGTTATAAAAACTTACTTCGACTCTAGACGGATCAACATACCCATCAAGTTCAATTATAGGGCCATCTATTTGCCATACACAATCTTTTCCAATTGGAGAGGTAGACCCAGTAATGGTATTAATTCCTAATACATTAATTTTATCTCGTATAACCGTATTATTTGTAAAATCAAAATTTACATCATTTTTATCTACATAGAAACCGGTCTGGTTTACACTCTGGAACATATATCGGGCTTGCCTATACAATACCTTATACTCAAATCCTTGCCAAGTAAATGCGACCACCCAACTTGAGTCTTTATTGGTATTTGAAATGTCGCCTTCATTATCAAAGCTAAATTTTTCAACTAAATTTAAATTAGTATCTTCAATGATTTTCCAAGAACGAGTAGTACTGTCAAATCTAATTCCAAAATTACGCTGTGTTAAACATAAGTTAACAATGTTATTTTCAAATGCGTACGACAGTGTTTTAATAAACGCAGGAATAATCTCAATTGGTATAGCACCTTGTCCGGGACGATTTCCTAGTATAATTGGGCCAGTACCGTCACTTAAATTTCCAGTACCTACATTAGATCCGTCGCCGACAACTTGTATTACAGTACTCCATACATGATCAGAAGTCTTGCTCGATGGTGCTGGAACAATTTTACCATTAGGTAGAAAATACTGAGGGTCTCCACTTAGCGTATTAGGTGCTAAAAATTTAATCATTGAGCCGGGTGTTATATATTTTAAAGAATTAGAAACATAAGAACCAACTGACTGCGGTTCATTAATGTCCAATGAATTATTCTTAGAATAAAAATATCCGCGTCCTTGGCCGGCAACGACATTAGAAGAATTCCATTGATAATTTATATTTTCTAAATCTGAATTTAATATTACAGGTTTCTCAGATCTATATTTGTCATGATAATAAGTTAGTAAAGAATTATTTAAAAAAATAGGTTCTAGTTGTTTTTTGATTACTGAAAAAATATCATTTTTAGAATAATAAGAAAAACTAAAATTATTTTCAGTAAGTTCTTTAAAAATAATACCATCAGTTCCAAAGATATTAGTAGAACTGTATTTTCCACTAACATCACTTAATTCAAAATATTTACTAACTCCGCTACTTTCCCTATTAATACTCTTAACTTTTAATATGTTAGAAGTTAATGTTAATGGAGCGATATTATAGTCTTCACCAGTAACCATCCTGTTTTGTAGATAGTATGTTTGCGGGGCATTTCTCTGTATACTAGCATTAGATTCAGTACCTGAACTATTACTAACGGTATCCTGCAGAGCAAGTGTAACTGTTAATATGTGACTCTGTCCGCTTTTATTAGAATACGGAATATCAAGAGACACCCCAGCCAATTGCTCGGATTTAATTGAATACGACAATCCGTTACTTTGTCGATAAAACAATACGAAGTTTCCTTTGGGTAAGTCTCCAAAATTACCATCCGAAAAGTTTAAATCAACTTGGTCGCCGTCTCTGTTTGTGACGCTATATGTTTTTCTAATATTACTATTCAAACTATTGAATATGATATTATTTCCTACCAATGCCGGTATTTTAGTCCAAGTGTCTGACGGATACGAACCGTCAGTATCCAACTGCCATAACCAAACATCGGTGTCGTTAATATTAGAAACATTGATTCCAATAATTTCATTTGGTACAGGATTAGTAACCGAAAATGTGTTTACTCCTATCGAGCCTTGCTTAAACATCGCAAAGAATCCCGTATTTGAACTGCCGGTGCCTTGATTATCATTTTGATAAACAATACTAAACATACCGTTAGGCTTGGGTGGAGATTCATATAGGTAAGACTTACCACTAAATGTAACTGGAACAATTTCAAAATTCATTGAAGTTCCGTTAATATTTTTTAAGAAGCTGTAGACAGAAACATCCTCGTTAGTTGTATCGAGTTGATATTGCTCGGTTAATATTCCACTAATTATATTTCTGTCGTTGGGTCTTCCGAACACAGTTTCCCCTACCATTGAAGAATTTAAAATACTAGTAAATTGATCATACCAATTAGGATTTGATGTGTCATTCCATGCAATCGTTGTATTCGCTAAATTAATTCCCGAGCTGTCAATTACATTGTCAGTTGTGCTAATTGCGGTCATTTTAAGAAGGCCAGTAGCGGCCCTATTTCTTTTTGGAACATAGCTTACTAACTGTGCGAGGCGCAAAATACTGTCTCGGCGTTTTGCTGTTTCAAGAAAATTCTCACGAGCATTTAGGTCAATACGGAAACTTAGATTTTGTCCTAGGTAAGCAATCACATCAACAAGTGCAATAAACTCACTACTGTCTATATAATCATTAAAATCTTCGGGGTAGTTTTCCTGCAGATAAGAAATTAAAATCCTTCGAATGGTCTCAAAGTCGTAACTTTGGAAGTCGGCATTTCGAAAAGACTGATAGATTTTAGTCCAATCTTCAGTAACCAGTAGTTTTGTATTTGTTGAAGGAATAGTCATAATTTTATTTTATACCTTATTTATTTTATTCATTAACTGAGCATATTATTGTACGCTAAGTCCAATATGTTGATCAAAGGATAATCTTAAAATACTTGACTGGTCTGTTCCATTTAGGAGAAGCGCAACTTCGATAATATATCCTGTTGGGTATTCTGTTAAATTTATTTGTGTAGGTGTAACCCGGGGGTCACTGTTACAAATTGCTGTTATATCATCATTAAGAGCATGGCGAACTTCGGGTGTCATTGGTTCCATCAGCACATCCCAAACAATACTACCAAAGTTTGGATTCATAACACGCTCGCCTTTTCTTGTATTAAACTGATTAATAATGTCTTGTTTTATTAGTTCTAAGTCAAATAGCTTGGCGGTAGTATTGCTAGGATTAACACTACTAAACCCTTTATAGAAATGACTAACTTGTTGAATCTGTTCAACAATAGCATTAGCATTATTAATTTCAATTGATTTGTATGGCATGATTGTATTTATTTGTCCTTAAGACCCGGATTTTATAGGTCTCCCGTTGCTGTCGGTTACGATTCCGCCGGAACCGGTTCCTACAATGCCTGATGGTTTAACTCCGTCTTTTTCAAATTTAGCCTTGTATTCTGCATAGTATTGCTTTCGTTTTTCGTAGGCATTTTTCCCGCCGTTGACTAGTGCAGTAACAGATAGCGGATCGTCCCAAAAGGCTGTTGTATCTTGGTAAGGCTGAGTCATAGTTCTATTTTTAAACCCGTTTGGTTTATAGACATTAAAGAAGTATAATACAGATTTAGAAGCCCATTCAATGCCTTCTACTAGATCAGGTTGTTGTTCAAAATCAATTCCTGCTTTAAAATATCCGGTCATTTTTCTATAAACATCTCTACCTGTAAGTTGTATAAAGCCGCGACCCTTGTACTTGACACCGTCGCCTGTTGTTCTATTTCCTAAATCAGTACGGCCTTCGTATTCTGCACCGCTTGCATATTCTCTCAAGGCCCTAAAGTGGTCGCTTTCAACTTTGCACTGGGCCATCCAGGCAGCTAATTTTATCGGATCTGTTACACCGTTTGCTATTAAAGTAGCCTGCAGGTATTGCTCGTTATCTGCTGCCTTGCCTTTTAGTGGGGCTGCAACTGGAGCATCGTTAATCGGAGGAGAGACTCCAGAACCGTCTGCAGGAGGAGGAGCCGTTGGACTTGAACTACTATCTGTACGAGGTGTCACAACAACATTGGTACTTGCGGGAGTAAACTTTTCAGGATTAACATTCTCATGATGCGGCCAAGGTTCGTGTGTCGGAACCCGTTGCATGATAGTGGTGATAGTACCGGTATTGTAAAATTTATCGGGCCCCCAACCGTAACTAATTTCTCGATTAGGTAATGCAAAGATATCTAACTTTTCCGGAACTTCTGCAGAGTCTGGTGCTATAGGATCCGGAGCCGCTGGGCCATTTAAATGTATTTGTGCTCCGGCTGCAATTATGTTTCCACTTGCGCCTAAAGATAAAGTACCCGATGCTCCACAAATTAAATTATCCGCTGTTCCTATACTGAAGGCTCCGGCTGATGCATGGGAACTCGTGCCGCCAGCTTCGGTATTAATATTGCCACCAGCAGATATCTTTATTGCATCTCCTGTTGATACACTTAGATTATCGCCAAATATCATCTTTCCGTTGGCATCACAAATAAGATAAAATCTACTCTTACAATTAACTTCTATTCCATCAAATGCGTTCATGTGTATATTGCGGCCTGCTTCAAAGTTAATATCTCTATCTGCTCTAAAGTTAAAATCTTGTTCCGAATGTATGCTGATACTATCCTGAGAAAAAATATCAATCTTTCCATTGCTGGTTAATTCTATCCATGCACTGCCTTTACTATTACCGATGTAAATTAAATCCTGGCTATTATGCATGAGGATCTGATGTCCAGTCCTAGTGCGGATTCTCACCAATTCATTCTGTCCGTTAATATCGCCGTCGTCCATTACAAATGTGGTTCCGCCTAACCTACTTACAGGTGCTTGGCGCTTTTGTTCATAGCCAATCATACCAGTTTTAGCTCCTGCACTGGTGTCTAGTGGGCCCGGAGTACTAATACCAAACACCGAACTCGGCACCTCTCTTCTTGCACCGCTAGAAGTAACTCCTCTAACAGTATCTAACAACAATCCTTGTTCTACTAGTCTATCAGCAAACGGATGGACAGGTTTTTTAATAGTATCAACATTAGGAACATTTAAATTCTGTGTGCTTTTTAGATACTCAGCAACTGGTAAGTAAGTAGTTCCATACTTTTGTAACTGTTCAGAAGTTACGGCAGAATTTTGACTTGCGGCAATACCGGGTACCATGTGATTTTGGAATTGATCCGGAACGCACCCCATCCAATAACCTTGATTTGGATCTCCGTCAACAAAGATAACCATAACGATCGTTCCCACATCGGGGGGAATACACCACATACCATAGCTTTTCTGCACATCGTTAAAATTACTACTATTGTTACCTTCAAATCTAGGGCTGGTCACTCCATAGAATGGACTGAGATACTTAACAACAAAAGTATTTTCTTGAGAGTCAACGGTATTATGAATTGTCTTAACTAGGGCAACTTCTAATCCTCCCATATAGGTAGGATCTAGATGACTTGTTACCTCTGCTAAGAATGGGCCAGGTGAGGATAGTGAACTACTTCCTCCTCCCCTGCGTGTCGACATTCGTGATTCTGTAGCCATATATTACCTTATCATTATTTTATCTAACGGACTTGTTCCTGCAGACCTACTACCAAATTTATTAACAACAGAACTTCCTAGGTCGCCTACAATGTTAACTGGTCCTAGTTGATTCCTAACTCCGATAAAGTTACCTTCTAGTGACCCCGGAATTCCAGTTGGTCCCATCAATGACTTTCTCTCTGCATATAATTTAGCACCTAATACGGCTGCATCAGTGAGATTGTTTACTCCCAGTCTACTTGCATACTTTTGAACAATCGATGGAGAATTTGACATTGCTTCTTGAGCAGTATCACCCGATAATTGTGTTTGAGATATTTCCGAAATGCTGTTTGCTCCATATGACCTAGCCAATGCGTTAGGGCCGCCAGAAGCTACAATACTGTTAAGCGCACCGATGTCTGGCCTAGGTGGTTGGGCAATTGAATACGGAGCACTAGGAGGTAATCTAGAAATGCCTCCGCTAGTCATTCCGTTAAGATTTATTCCTTGTGCGGCCGCTGTTGCTAAATTAGTATCAGCAGGTATGTTGCTAGCGATTCCTGATAGTTGCCCCAACACTTTACTTTGTAGATTGGGGCTTAATCCCGATAGCCGACTTTGGTCTACTCCAAATAACGGTGCAATAGCATACGGGTCTGCATTAGAACCTTGTGTTACTGATCTTATTCGAGCTGTTGCATCTCCAACTAGGCCTGCGCCGCTGGCTGGTATAGATGATGTAGCTCCGACCATATTAGAATTTAATCCCTGAATAGGACTGTTGCCAATTGGTAGTGCAGACGGAATAAGTTGAACATTGGCTCCGGCACCAATACCAGATCCAATAACACCAAGTTGGCTAACCTTCCGAGCCTGCTCACCAACAAATTGATTTAATAATTGTCTTGGAGCGCCACTAACACCAAAGCTATCTGCTAATGTATTAGCTAGTTGTTGTACATATCCACCGGGACTATATACTCGATTTTGAAGGCCGACGGCAGCGACCGCAGGTAGCGGCATACCAAAAGCAGGTTGATACTGCCCCCCAGGAATCGATCCTCCAAAACTTTGGCCGGCAAGTCTTGCGACGCCGGCGAGGGTTGGAGTGGCACCACTTACTGCTGAAATACCGGCAGCTAACCTCGACGCACCTGCTAAGTTTAGATTACTGCCAGCTACTGCTGAAACTGTTCCGCCGAGTCCCCCAGTGGCCGCAGTAAAATTAGATAGGTATCCCGGTAATCCCGGGGTAGGAAGCCCTCTGTTTATTTGATTCCACAAGTTTAATTCACCTGGTCGTTGTCCGGGTGCGGCTGGTTCTGCCGGAGTTGCGTCTTGAACTACGGTATCTCTTCTATTAACGGTTTGACTAATCCGAGTTGTTGGATCTGTTGGTTTATTTTTTCCTTTGTTAGAAACTTCACCTGCTCTAGATTGTCCCGGCACTCGAACAATCTGTAATGTTTGTTTAAAGGCACCGCCCTTAAACGCACTCTTGCAGGTAGTAACCATATACACACCACTAAACGGAATCTTTTCAGGTTCAAAGAACATCTGTCCGCCTTGTTCGAGCGGCTGGATATCAATCGGGTTCATAAAATTAACAGTAATCAACACTTCACCGTAATTAAAAGACGCCTCGCCATCTTGTGTTTCTCTAGGACTTGCTTTAGAAGGCTTAGGACTATAATTTCCTAGGCCGCCAGTTACGATATAAAACGGATCTCCAACAATTTCTATTTCGCCAGTAAGCATATTACTAGTAGAATCAACTATTGCAGAGTGCATAGCCTGGGCCATCGCAAAATATGCACTCTGTTGAGTTTGACCTCCAGAGTTTTCCATATCGTTTGTTAAGTCGGCTGTAGTTTGAACCGGGTGTCCCGGTAATCCCGTTTCTTGCGCCCTATCTATATCGGATTCGCTCGTTGTACTTTTTATATTAGGCTTATCAGTTGGGGCCGCAGAATTTCTTGAGGGCGGACCACCAGTATTTCCTAATCTTGCAGGAACTGCTTCAAAGAACAAATTATTAAAATTTAATTTAAAATTAGTTACATCTATATTTTTTCCTGTATAGATATAATTGTATTCTCTCATCGACTGCTTTGCTAATTTTTCCATGTCTACTCTGTTATTTCCATAATTTGGAATACGAGTATATAAAATTTTAAAAGGAGTAACAACAAAAGTGTAAATTTGATAAGGTCGTTTCTTCTCTTTGCTTGTAGACTTTTTGTTTTCTACTTCCATTTTAATTAAGAAATAATCAACCATATTATCTTTTACTACCGTCTGCCATTCGGACGGTGACGACAGCTTTTCAAGTATGTCTCTTATATAGTGACTATCTTTAATAATCGAAGTTATACATTCATGTATTTTCTTACCTTCGGGAAATTGCACAGCCGACGCACCGGGAGCTAATTTAAAAACCTCAGGGCGTTTTGCGCTCTGGTCAGGTGTAGGATTCTTTTGATCTTTAGGTTGATTTGCTGTTGGTTTTTGATTTGTCCCAGCATCAGGAAACTTGTAAGAGGCACTATCTTTTAATAGTTCTGTAACCAGTGCACCGGCAATTTTATTTACAACCTTAACACCATCACTCCACCCGGTGGTATCATTCCACTCGGGAAATTTAATTTTATATTCGTCAAAGTCATCAGCGCCCAGCGGAGTTTTACTAATAGATTGATCGTGCTCCTTTGCCTGTTTCTCAACCGACTGCACTAAATTTTGTAAGATTGATTGAACAGATCCTCCGGAAATTTTAACAGGCATTTTAATTTCGGCAGGATTTCCAAATCCTTTCTGCTCTAACGGAACCGCTGTTACATTATATTTCGTACCTTTCTCGTCTACACTTATTTCTACACTACTCAATTGTATAGGGAAATATCTAACAGCATTTTTTTCGTATATTGGATCCGAAATCCCATCACCGTCTGGGTACCCAACAACTTCCATTTTTAATAAAAAGGTAGCATCGTGATACGATGCATATCCTGCCGCAATAGAAGCCACATGCATTGATTCAATAAACCCGTTTATACTGTAGGGTTCAATAACTTCAAATGTAACCTTTGTAGGTTGTGTTACTCCGCTCTGACCATCCGAGGTCATGACAGTTTCTACCTCAACATTGTCAACAAACATGTCAAAGCGGCCTGGGCTTTTTTGATTAAATTCACTGATCAAGGCCTTACCTGAAGAATCTAAATAATCAACCTTAGAAGTTGATGTTGTCACCGTAGGAACTGTTTTCTTCCACCATAAAGATCCGGTTGTTTCAGTACCGTGCTTTTCTTCTTTCACTTCCATAGTTCGCGGAACTGGTACTGCTTTTGACGGATCGATTCCCTTAGTACCTTTTCCCGATGATCTTAAAATAACATAGTCTAACGCACTATCTCTATAAGTCTCAGGTCTGCAGGCATCGTCTCTTTTTAATGTAGACAAAGTAAAAAGGTAGGTATAGGATTTATATTTGTGTAACACATTACTGCCGGTTGATCCTCGAATCACACCGTCAGCCGTGTCCATCCCGATCGGCGCAGGAGTTACTGATTTTTCTGTTTTCTTTTCAATACTAGGACTATCGGCCATTTTAAATTCCCAATGACGCTTTAAGTGAACTTAATTTAGGAACAAATATTTTAATTCCTGCTTGCATGTCAAATACTGGATCTTTTAATATTGAAGGGTTCCTTGCCGCAAATACCCACCATAGGCTAACATCATTATAAACATCGTGAGCAAGAAGATCGGGCCTAGTTTCGTAACTTTTAGTTACAGTGAATAATATGTCATCTGCTTCAACAGGAACTTGGCGCCAATTCATGACATCTAAATACCCGGTAGTTTGATCAGTATTATAATAAGGACTTGTATTTTTATATTCAGCCATTATAGATATCCCTTTCCTTTGTATGTTCCATTAATAAATCCAGTAACACTTGAAGCCTGCATTTCAGCTCGACTGTACATCAGTTTGCAATTAATCGTTAAAGTGCTTCTTGTTGGAACACTTGCTGCCCCAAATGGTTGACTGCTTTCTAACAACGAGTAAAAATCGCAATCCTCAGGAAAGTCGTGTTTAAAACTTGTGATAACCACTGGAATATTTTTTAAATTATATTCACCGTAAGCATCTAATCTACATACCGGGGGAGGAGACCCGGCAGTTGGATCATTACCAAAACTCATTTTAGTTAGTGCGGCTAATAATCGCACAGTTGCTAGCCAGATGACCGCATCGACTTCATTCTGCACAGTAAATTTTCCAGTTATTGTAATATCCGAAACACTACTGCTCTTATAAAAATTAATAGGAAAGTTTGAGTGAATGGGAGTTAACGATCCATACTCTGCTTTGTGTTCCATTGTAACTTGCGGAGTGTATGGAAAAATAATTCCACCTAAATAACTTGGACCCAATTCAGCTAGGCTAGTACCTTGCGTAAATGTTGTGAGATAAGTTTTAGGTACACGGATCCGAACTCTAAGATCGGTACTTTGAGAAGCGGGTTGAACATTTCCTTCAGAATCCTGTTTTTGCTGAGTTACTTCTTGAGCGGCTGGTGGGGTAGGCGGTGCGGCCCCAGGTGTTAGGTTCCCCATATCTCTAACCGGGCCTTCTTTTAGAGGTGGAGTCGGAGTTTTTTTGCGGCGCGGGTCTCTAAATATAATGGCGGCGCCACCTTTGGTGTCGGATCCAATAAAGCCCTTAGCGGCATAATTTTTACTTGCTTCACCTAAAATGTCACTCATAGTTTTTTTCCCTTATAGCTTATTTAACCAATAAATAAAATGCTAATATTTCTGGTTGACACATTGAAAAATCGTGTTATACTTGTACAAAGGAACCTACCCACAATGACTATTGGAATAACAACAATAAGAAAAGCCAAATATTTAAACAATCGAGATTTACTAGCAGAGATACATCGTAGCAAGTGTTCATTTTCTAGCTTTATTACCCCAGAGTACGGCACCTACGACATTATCCTCCCAAATTTAGATAAAGTAAATCAAAGAACTGTAGCCGAAGCTAAAAGAAATAGGGCTAAACGACTGGGGTTACAAGCATTTGCTATAGCAAGAAACTCGGGCGACAAGAAAACAAAACTTGCAGAAGTAACTCCGGACTATAAAACTGTTACGAAGACAGATGTTGTTATTCGTATAATGACATTTGATCATATTCCGCTAGCCCCTGGTCGTAAGAAAACTACCAAAACTACCGCCGATAGCCACGATAAAGTAAACTTCCCCCCATTCCAACATTGGAAGTTTGATGAAACTGATCCTGATAAGCTCGTCTGCGTGGGCAAAAGCCATTGGAAAGGGCCGCTCGATACCGGAAATTTTGGTAAAGACCACGGTCGCATTACAGAAAACTTAGGTAGGATGTATATCAAACTAAGTGAACGCTATGCCCAACGATCTAATTGGCGTGGTTATACTTACATCGATGAAATGAAAGGGCAGGCAATTCTACAACTAAGTCAAATTGGTTTACAATTTGATGAAAGTAAATCGGAAAATCCGTTTGCCTACTATACCGCCGCAGTTACTAATAGTTTTACAAGAATCCTAAACTTAGAAAAGAAAAGCCAAAATATCCGTGACGACTTGTTAGAGGAAAATGGATTAACCCCAAGTTTAACTCGACAAAACAAACAAGAGTACGCAGAAGAAACAGCAAGGCAAGCAGAACTATATAAAAATATGCGCCAGCCCAAGAGTGAAGATACTGCATCGGATGAGGACGAGGCAGGTATTGACATTGTTGAAGGAGGAGAAGAATGAGTAACTTGTTTAAGAAGGTTGCAGTCTTTACAGATCTTCATGTTGGTCTTAAGTCTAATTCAACAACACACCTACGCGATTGTGAAGAATTTGTAGATTGGTTTATTGAACAAGCAAAAGAAAATAACTGCGAGACTTGTATTTTTATGGGCGACTGGTCGCACAATAGGAATAGCCTAAATCTCTTTACTCTTAATACATCACTATCTTTATTAGAAAAACTAGGTGCAGCATTTGAACAGTTCTTTTGGTTCCCCGGCAACCACGATTTGTTCTATAAAGACCGGCGCGACATCCATAGCAGTGCATTTGGGCGGCATATTCCCGGAGTTACCGTAGTAGAAGAAATAACTACCATAAACGATGTAACCTTTGTACCTTGGCTAGTTGGAAACGAGTGGAAGTCTATGAAAGACTTAAAAAGCAAGTATGTCTTTGGCCACTTTGAATTGCCCAGGTTCTATATGAACGCAATGATACAAATGCCCGACTATGGAGAGCTACGGGCGGAAGACTTTAATGGTCCCGACTACATTTTTAGTGGTCATTTCCATAGGAGGCAAGAAAATAACAAAGTAATTTACATTGGTAATGCATTTCCCCATAACTATTCCGATGCTTGGGACGACGACCGGGGCATGATGGTCATGGAATGGGGTGGTGTTCCCCAATTTATCAACTGGGAAGATTGTCCTAAGTATAGATCTATTAAATTGTCAGACCTTATTGACAAAAAAGATACGATTATAAAAAGCAAAATGCACTTCAAGGTTAACTTAGACATTGATATAAGCTATGAAGAAGCAAATTTCATTAAAGAAACTTTTATCAATGATTACGATATTAGAGAAATCAGTCTTATTCAAGACAAAACAAACCTTGAAGGATCAATGGACAATAGTCCAGACACGCTATTTGAAAGTGTAGATCAAATTGTTACTGAACAATTGATTAATATTGACAGCAAAGACTTTGACAAGAATACCTTACTAGAGATTTATAATAACCTATAATGTTTAAACTGAAAAATTTAACCGTACGAAACTTTATGAGTATTGGGGCGCAGACCCAAGCTGTTAATTTTGACAAGGAACTATTGACTCTAGTATTGGGATCTAACCTTGATCTAGGGGGCGACGATACTGGTAGTAGGAACGGAACCGGTAAAACTACAATGATTAATGCCCTAAGCTATGCATTATACGGGCAAGCATTAACTAATATCAAGAGAGAGAACTTAATCAATAAGACTAACGGTAAAAATATGTTAGTTACGGTTGAATTTGAGAAAAGTGGTAACAAATATCGTATTGAGCGCGGGCGTAAGCCCAATGTTTTGAAATTGTTTATCAACGATAATCAATTAAAGCTGGCCGAAGAAGAGGACGAGAGCCAAGGTGATAGTAGAGAGACCCAAAAGTCTATCGAAGAGATGCTTGAAATGTCGCACACTATGTTTAAGCACTTAGTAGCACTAAACACCTATACAGAGCCATTCTTAAGCATGAAAGCGGCTGATCAACGAGAAGTAATTGAACAACTGCTTGGGATAACACTACTAAGTACCAAAGCAGAAGCATTAAAGTTACAAATAAAAGAAACTAAAGATCAAATACAAGTAGAAGAATTTAAAATTGCAGGAATTAAGACCGCAAATGAGAATGTACAAAAAAGTATTGACAGTTTACAACTAAAAAATTCTGCTTGGGATAACAAACAACAACAAGAACTAGAAAATCTCGGTCGTGCAATCGTTAATCTTGAATCAGTAGATATTGAAGCTGAATTATTGGCACACGGATCGTTACAACTGTGGATTGAAACTGACAATAAAGTAAGAGGTCTTACAAAACAAAAAGCTACACTAGATTCGGCTGTAGGACAAGCAGAAAAAAGTCTAGCAAAATATACAAAAGATTTAGAAAGTTTAGCAAACAAGACATGTCATGCTTGTGAACAGAAGCTCCATGATCACAAACATGAGGAAATGACTGCTACTGCAACTCAGCATTTTGAAGAAGCACACGAATACTTTCAAAAGATGTGTGCTCAACTTAGCCAAGTTACAGAAGAAATAGCAACAATAACACAAACTAAGAAACCTGTTACATTTTATGAAACAGAAGCAGAAGCTCTCGGACATAAAAACAATTTAGATAGTTTAGAAAAGTCTCTTATAGGTAAAGCTGATGAAATTAATCCTTATGCTGAACAAATTGAAGAATTAACAAAGACTGCTATACAAGAAATTACTTGGGACCAAGTAAACTCTCTTATCCGTTTGCGAGATCATCAAGAATTTTTACACAAGCTATTAACAAATAAAGATAGTTTCATCCGCAAGAAGATAATTGATCAAAATTTAACTTACCTAAATAAGCGGCTAACTTATTATATCGACAAGTTAGGTCTTCCACATCAGGTAGTATTCCAAAACGACCTGTCAGTTGAGATTACTCAGTTGGGACAAGACTTAGATTTTGATAATTTGTCGCGCGGTGAACGCAATCGGTTAATATTGTCCATGAGTTTTGCCTTCCGCGATGTGTGGGAAGGCCTATATCAAAGTATCAACTTGTTGTTTATTGACGAACTAGTGGATGCAGGCATGGATGCTGCCGGAGTAGAAAGCGCACTGGCAGTACTTAAGAAGATGGCAAGAGAAAGAAACAAGAACATTTACCTAATATCACATAAAGATGAACTAGTGGGGCGTGTGAATAGTGTTCTTCGCGTGATCAAAGAAAACGGATTTACCAGTTATAGTAACGATATTGAATTTGTTTAACGATGTCAGAAAATAAATTTTTAGATCACTATAAAGAACTTTATTCAAAATATGTAGATACCCGAGTAAAGTTGCATAACTACCATGTCGTGTTCGTAGAGAACATCGGCACCGAATCAATGATCGGCGTTCGGAAGATGCTGTCGAGTATGCCTAGGTTAGAAAGAGAACTTAGATATGCTGCCAGAGATGCATTTAAAGAACAGAAACGGTTAAACAGAGAAGCAAACAAGCTAAGAAAAACTGCTATACGGCAGAAAAAATTACCAAAATTGGAAACATAAAAATGAATGATACTACTACACAACTACAAACAACTTTTGCAGAATTCCTAGCAGAAGATGCTAAGTTCACAGCGGGCAATAGCGCCGCAGGCACACGCTCGCGTAAGGCTCTAGCAGAGTTAAGCAAGTTGGTTAAAGCTCGTCGTAACGAAATTACCGCTGAGAAAAATGCTCGCAAGGAAGCCAAGGCAGCAAAATAATTAATGACTTGGCACCACAAAGGGTCTATAGTTACAGAACTGCCTGAAGATTGCGTGGGATTTGTTTATCTTATCTCATGTAATACCTCTGGCAGGATGTATATTGGCAAAAAATTAGCAAAATTTAGTAAAACGACCTACAAGACTGTAGAGTTAAAGAACGGCACCAAGAAGAAAAAGAAAATCAGAAGTAAAATAGACAGCGACTGGCAAGAATATTATGGCTCAAATATAGAACTTAACAAAGATGTTGAGTTACATGGCAAAGATAACTTCACACGAGAAATATTACATTACTGTAAAAGCAAAGCAGAAACATCGTACATTGAGGCCCGTGAACAATTCGACCGCAAAGTATTAGAATCAAAAGAATATTATAACGGACAAATCTCAGTCCGTGTACATGGCTCCCACATAATCAACAAACTTGGCTCATAAGCGGTACTAAGCTCGCACTAGCTAAATTCTTGTGCCCGGAAACCTGGATCTCGGATCGCAGGGAGGGAAATCTCTTGCCGCAAAGAGTACTTAATCAGCATCCTTAACAGGACCACGATCGCAAAATGCCTGCGGTTTGATTATTTGAATAGAGTGAATATAGGCCCAATGAGTGGATAAAACCACAGGTTTACGAATATGTTAGTGTATATTTGTAAGCTGCCGTCGTGTGTGAAAACACAAATAACTGAGCTCGAGGTACCGGATGACCGCCTCTGTAATGCTTTAACACTAGTGACTGTAAGAACTCAGATAATGCTCTTCTTTTATTTTGCCCGTGCAAACGGGCAATTGTGACCAACGAATCTAGATAATACTTAAATTACTTCGTAATATTTCAATTAAAGAAATGCTTCAAGCGATTAGCGAAGAAGCAAACGAACGCAGTTCGTTTATAAATAGTTCTAACAACTTCTGGAATAATTTACCCATGAACATCAAACATATTATTGATCGATTAGATGAGATAGAACAAAATGCCCCGACAATTAAGAA